GCTTTGAATATGGTGACATTTATTATAATATTTTAATAAATATTAATAATAAAATTTTTAAAAGTTATTATAATATTTTTAATTTTATTGGCGAACTTGAAGAATATATAGAATTTTCTAATTAATATTAAATTTAATATTATTTAATAAATATTAGGCTATATTAATATAGCCTAATATTTTAATTTAATTATTTTAACGTTTGTTTATTTTAGTTTAATAGTTAAATAATTTAAAAAATTAATAATATTTAAGCTAAAAATCGGTATTTTTTTAACACTTATTAGCATTTAATTGCAAATAAATATTAAATTTAATTATTTTTAGCTAATAGGTTGTTAATTTTATCTAAATTTAATTAATTTTAGGCTAATAGGCTATTAATTTTTTAGCCTAAAATTAATTAAATTTAATAAAAATTAGGCCCCCTTAACAATTATTAGCCTGGCAGCCCCTTATTATTTAAAGACTTGTCCAAATGCTGAGCCAAAAATTTCTACTGTACATATCTTATGACTTGAGAAAAGGCTGATAGAGATATGATTTATCAATTCATAAAATACTAACAAGGAGGGCCCTTAGGCTCAATTCTATATTGCGCACCTTGTTCAGAAAAATTTTTGCGCAAAATAGGTTCGCTGGACGACAGGCTATAGTAGTATAAATGTATGTGGGTATGTGCCTACACGCGCGTATATAGAGGTTCAAAAATATTAAAAACATACCCAGGGATGAAAGTAGTGTATCTCTGGGCCATTATAATATAAAAATAATAAAGATATATAGATTATTATATAAAAATGGTTCTGAGGCTCATTATTTTAATTCTTACTAGAAATATATAACAACTAATCACGGTTCCGTCTTTTGTGCTTACAAATCTATATTATAAATAGCGATTTTCATAGGATTTATACTGATATTCACCGAGTTACCGTATCGGAGCCCTATTCGGATTCGGTGAATTTTTAATATAAGTTATTGAAAATCAATTAGTTATAAATAGTTCACCGAACCGCAGTGACCTCGGGCTCCTTATAAATCCCTCAAGGAAATTTTAAAATTAAACTAAATCCTTAAATATCGGTTATATACTTATATCATTTTTCTATTTCTACTTCCTAATTATATAATATTTTTAGTAATATCGGTTAATATATTATATAAAGAATTGAAAATCAATAACTTATGAGAACCCCAAAACGTTCACGAACTGGTTCACTCATAGGTCACTTTCACAGACCCGGACTGAGTTCTGTTAATAAATATTTCACCAAAATATCTTGACTTGTGGTAATATTTTTCACTGAAATTGTCCCACCTAGTAAGAAATCTCACAAATTTCATGAAATATACAAAGACAGAACACGATACCCGAAAATATTTCCAAAGTGTTAAAAAATTATAAAAATTAACCGAAAATTTTATAGTTTGGAATTTTTTAAGTATATTTGCAATGTAAATCAAAATTATAAAAACTCATGGAACAGAATTATTATATACCAGTTTCAGGTAAAGAGCTAAGAGATTCAGAGTTGTATATAACTCTGGCGCTCATCGTTGCAGGAGGCTTTTACAAAAATAAAGCCTATGTAACTGTTAAATCCGAATATGCTAAGGATTCTTTGAAAAATGCTTGTAAAGCACTTAATATTGCATGTGAAAATATGAAATGCGATAAGTGCAAAGATAGATTATATCTAAAGCCAATATCAAAACTGTCAAAGGTATTAGCTAAACAAAGATTAATACCTGATTTTGATAACGAAACATGGGCAGATATTAGAGAACATATACCTAAAAGCTGGAAAGATTTAACACGTGACCAAATTTTATATCTTAACGCAAGTCTTAAAGAGTTAATAGGACGAAAGGTTAAAGATGGAAGTACTACAATGACCATCAGAACAAGTAAATATTTAGCTGAAGAACTTGCAACTATGTTTAGTAAAACAGGCTATATATATCTTGCTGTAGAAGGTTATAACTCATGTGAAACTCCAGTTTGGCACCTAGTTTATAAGTTTTATGAGCCAATTAAGCATAATGATGACATCTCAGATTTACTTTAAAATATTAGATAGACAATGAAAAGTATAGATAGAATTAACGATGATATTTCTGATATATTACCAGATTCATCAGACTTATTAGGAACAGACGGTCTAGAGCAACGAGCTTCCATGGTCCAGGATAAGTCGAAGTCAATACATGACAGGAAAACAGCCCAAGAGCTTGCAAAAGCTAAATTAAAACTTGCTAGAGCTGCTGAAGGCCAAGCTGCAAGACAAGCTGTTCAGGCGTTTAGACAGAAAAAGCAAGAAGCTCAAGAAGCTGTATATCAACAACTTGAAGATGAAGACAAGCACATGCCAGCCAAAGAAGTTATAGATTTGGCTAACCGTGTAGCTGCTAGTAATGGTCAGCCTGCAATGGCAGAAAATGTTGCAAAGCAGATTATGCTCTCTCAAGGCACAACTCGGCCAGAAGTTGTAAAGCTTCTCAGTTCACTCAACATAAATCTTGATTTGCAGTTATCGAAGACAGATACGGCCAATCTGTTAGCTTGCCTTCTTACTGCTAATGAGAAGCAGCTTCAGGCCATATACGATAATGACAAGACGCCTCTCGCTATTAAAATAGTGGTTAAGCGCCTTATGAATGACTCTAGAACTGGAGAAATCCTAACAGTAGAGAGACTCTGGGACCGTATTTTCGGAAAAACTGGAATGATGCTTGATTTGCCACAAGAATCTAAGGCTGCAGGTATCATACCGAATACTCCAGTTTCTAGAGAGGCTTATATTCTGATTAGAGAGTCACTTCTCAAATAATTGCACACACTTAATTCTCTCATTTTTCAAGTATGAAACCATTTAGTTACGCGGGTGCCCGTGCGCGCCCACCCCCATACATTATTATATATTAATTACGTATATTATTCAGTCAAGGCTGGGCTCACATAGTTTTTATTAAACACATCTGATATTCATTTATTTTGCCATTGTGAGCTCAGCCTATTATAACACCAAATACCGATATGGCAAAGATTATTTATTTCGGAACAGAAGGAAATGGCAAATCAGGCCATCGTCCTATTGGCATTGATGAAGACCTTACCCATGAAGAATATGATATATGGTCTGAATGTGACAATCAAGCATGGATTTGTAATGTATACAAAAATCCAGGCCGTCACTTAATACGGCACCATGGTACTGTATATACTAATTATGCTGTACCGTTTTCTGTGGACGATGAAAGAGCTGTGTCACACACCGAAGTATTTTGGGAAGGCATACATCCAGAAAATGAAATGATAGAACTCATAAAGAACAATTCCTTCTTGAGACAACAATTTAGAATGTAAACAATATGAATGCTCCAAAAAGAACACTCTCTGAAATGCAGCAGAGAGTTATAAACGCAGATACTCTCAAGCACGACGTTGTAAATGCCAAAGAGATGTTACGCCTTGAGATGCTTTCATCATTCAAGGCCTATACTAAAGCTATGTTTAAAGCTCAGTATAAACGTAATTTTATTGTCGCCGAGCACCATGAAAAAATTATAAAAGCTTTACAGGATGTTGTAGATGGTAAGTGTAGAAGACTTATCATTAACATCGCACCTCGATATGGCAAATGCCTTGTAAAAGGAACAAGAGTGCTCACAGCGAATAAAGGCCTTATTCCTATAGAACTTATTGTTACAGGCGATGTAGTATATTCACATCGCGATGGCAAGCTTGTAACCAACACTGTGCTTGCTACTGAAGAGGCATATAAGCCAACAAATGTAATTACACTAAGGTCAGGTCGTACAATAGAAGGAAGCTATGACCATCCAATGCTTACTATATTTGGCTATAAGAACTTAGAAGATATTAAACCAGGAGATAGAATTGTATCACTCAAATCTGAGATTGATACAGATTATGAAATATCAGATGCTGAGCTTATATTTTCTACAGTTATGATATTTGAGGGTCACTGTAAGCCTAATTATACATTCGCGAATACAGACCAACTTGTAGTTAAAGCCATGCAGAAAGCCTGTGATGAGCTTGGTATAGAAATCAAACAGTACAAAGACTGTGAAAGTTTTGAATATTATCTCAATAACAAGGCTACTGTCAGAAATATACTGCAGAAATATGGCTTAGAGGGTCATCTTGCATATGATAAGCGCTTACCAGCTAGATGGTTTAATCTTTCTATGAGACAGAAATATATGTTTATAGATATGATGATAGCCACAGATGGAGCAGTAGACACTCGTTCTGGCCAAATACAAATTGGACTAGCAAATGAAGGCCTCATACAAGATATACAGCAATTATTGCTTTCTATGGGAGTACCTTCTACGTATATACACAGAAATAATGCTCACGCTGGAGTTTGGGTGCTAGCTATTCCTCGCAAGTATGCTCAGAAACTTTATTCTCATCTTACTTTCTACGGAAAGGCTGAAGCAGCTAAGCATATAATGGATAAAGAAGCTAAGTGCCATTTGGATGTATATCCTTACGAGATTATACAATATGAGCACCTTACCTATGAAACTTCAAAGAAAGGTTCTATAAGATGCATGCCTTATAAGAACATAACAGAAGAGAAATTTCTTAGATTAATTGAGTTGTATCCTCAATTATCTAGGTATCACAGTGGCGATTTCTATTTTGATGAAGTAGTTTCCAACGAGCCACAGCCTGAACAAGAGCTCGTACATCTTGAAGTGGAAAATGACCATAATTTTATAGCAGAAGGCTTAGTATCACATAACACCGAGTTGGTTATCAAATCATTTATTAGCTGGTGTTTTGCCCTCAACCCACGCTGTAGATTCTTGCATCTGTCGTATTCTGATGTGCTCGTAGCAGATAACTCAGACACCGTAAGGTCTATCATGCAAGAAAGCTTATATAAAGAGCTGTTTCCACAATCCAAGCTTGAGAAGGAGAAAGCTTCTAATAAACGTTGGCGAACAGCAGCAGGAGGAGAGATGTATGCTGTTTCAACACAAGGTCAGGTAACCGGTTTTGGTGCCGGTAATGTGGATGAAGAGGAACCAATCAAAGGTTCTGAAACAGCCGACAACCTTACATTCGATGAAGATATGAATGGTATGCTTGAACAGATAGGTGCTAAGACTAACGTGTTCCAAGGTGCAATCATGATTGATGACCCTATTAAACCTGAGGATGCTGACTCAGATATAGTTCGTGAGCGAATTAACTTGCGATTCGAAAATACTATTCGTAACCGTACTAACAGCCGTAACACTCCTATTATCATAATCATGCAGAGACTACATGAGCATGACTTGTGTGGATATTTGCAAGAGATAGAACCAGATGAGTGGACAGTTCTGTCGTTGCCGGCTATACAGGAAGACCCTGTTACTCATGAACGTCACGCTCTGTGGCCTATGAAGCATACACTTGAAGAGCTTGACCACATGCGAGAGATTAACCCACTTGTATTTGATACTCAGTACATGCAGGACCCTACACCAAAAGAAGGTCTTATGTATTCTGAAGGTTTTAAGACTTATAACAAAGACCAGCTGCCACAAGGTCGAGAAGCTGCTCACAAGTGGAACTACACAGATACTGCTGATACTGGAGCTGATAATCTGTGCTCCATTTGTTTTATAGATACACCGGAGTATGTATATGTTACTGACGTGTTGTTCACAGATGCGCCGATGGAGAAAACAGAACCAAAAACAGCTGAGATGTTAACACGAAATCAGACCGTATCAGCTCTTATAGAGTCGAATAACGGTGGTAGAGGATTTTCTAGAAATGTTAAAAAGATACTTCGTGTAACGTATAGAAACTTTAGAACCGCTGTCAGAACATTCACTCAGTCTGAGAAGAAAGCAACACGTATATTCACTAATTCTGGAATGTGCCAAAGCGATATTCTGTTTCCAGAAGGTTGGGAAAAGAAGTGGCCTAAGTTCCATGCAGCTCTTATGTCGTATCGTAAAGATAATAAGAAACAGCAGCACGATGATGCGCCAGATGCTCTTACAGGTGTAATTGAGATGCATAGTAGAAAATATAATACTAATAGAATAAGACTGAGAAATTAATTTTATTTCAATTAACATATTTTAACATAAAAAATTTTATTATCTCAAATATTTTTAGTATATTTGCAGTGTTAATGTTAGTTTAGGGTTATGGTTATTTTTTTAAGGTAAAGGTTTTCTTGATAACGTTATTGATTATTAAAGTTGTTAATTAATTTGGTTCAATCAGGCTCTCAGCGGAGAGCTACATCCTCGTCCTGGTGAGCCAATCACACTACGTCCGTCCGGTGATTGGAGAGGTTCGATTCCTCTAGCGAGGGCAAATGGCGGCATCAGGGGTGGCATAGCTCAGAGGGCTAGAGCACAGGTCTTGTAAACCTGAGGTCGAAGGTTCGAATCCTTTTGCTATCGCGGCCGCCTTCGTTTATATCGCAGATTAGAGCAGTTGGAAGCTCGCTAGGTTCATATCCTAGAGGTCACAGGTTCGAGTCCTGTATCTGCAACTAACGCATAGCTTTTGCACTCACTGCTTAGCTTTGCATATTTATTAACTAATTAATATTTATACTATTATGGGATTGAATTGCGGATGTCCAGCAGGTAAGCATCTCAATGACCTTGAGATTGCTGAGTGCAAAGAGAGCTTTGGACAGATTCAGAAAGTAATTTTTGCCCGTATCTTCAGCTCTACAGGTGTTAAGAACAAGATTCCTAAGGAAACGATTATTACGAAAGCTACAATGACACCTCTTTTTGCTGCGGGAGACGGTACTAAGCTTATTATTTCGCCTTACATTCAGAATCCAACTACTGAACCTGGCGAAGCTCGTACGTTTGGCGGTGGTAACCAGACACTTGGTGGTATTGAGATTGTTATTGGTCGTGAGCCAACTGCATTCACAGGCATTATTTATCAGGAAGCCCAGTCAGTTATTAAGACACTCAAGACTTATTCGTGTGAAAAGATTGGCGTGTTCTTGATTGATGAGAATGGCAATATTGGAGCTATCGACGAGGTTGGCGATGGTGTAAACTATGAGCCTATTCCAGTTGACAAGTTCTTCGTAGGTGACAAGAACCTTGGCGGTTATGAGGAGCCAGACTCTAACACTATTAGTTGGAGCTTCTATCCTAATTGGTCAGACAATCTTGTCTTGATTAAGGCCGATACACTTGATTACAATCCACTTACGGAGCTCACAAATGCAACTTCAGAATAAAAAGATTTGAGTATGGTACGACAAGTTAGAAAACCAGTAAAAAAGGTACGTCTCGAAGCAGGTGGTATCTCACAGGAATTTGAGGTATCACACGCCGAGAGAATTCTCGATATGGGACCAGCTTTAAATGGTGGTTGGCGCGTACCTGAAGATAGTGAATACGAATATACAGAAGAATATGGGCTTAAGCTTAAATCAGATAAAGGAAATTCTGCTAAGACCACAGAAAAGGCAGCTGATAAATAAAGCGTCTTCTCTCCAGCAGCGTGTTAGATTCCACACGGAAACTAACATATCTTTGTTTGACTATAATAGTTCAGCTCAGTTGTTTCTTGATTGGGTATCACAATTACTCCCGAAAGACAAGTACAACATATTTGTTCATCTGTTTCAGTATCCGCTTCCAACTTCAGCAGTTATAGACGATGTATACCGAGAGCTCGAACGAGTATTCTACAGTAGAAACTCGAGTTCAGCATATCAGTTTACATCTTCTGAACTGCTTGAAGATTGGCTGAATTATAAAAAGAATGTACTTCATGAACCGGATATATGGAAAACTGAAGGATGGAAACAGTTACAGGTATCGCCTAACAGCATACTTGTAGTTGACCTTCCAACTCAACAGACAAGCTTTAGGCCAGAGCCATATTTCTATTGGCTTAATATCGATAATGTTATCGATTACAAGTTTGTAGATAAGAGTATCACTAATTTTGAATGGCTTGTTTTCAAACAGCCAGAACATAGAATAGCGGTCTTTGACAGTACTTCAATAAGAGTTTATCAGCTTAATGAGAAGAATGAGATAGAGTCTCTGTTAATAGAGGCTACTCATAACTTAGGATTTTGCCCAGCGCGGTTCTTTTGGACAACTCCTATTAATGAGAAATATCCAGATATTAAGAAAAATCCAATCACTAAGGAGTTATCTCGATTGGATTGGTATTTGTTCTTCTCTATCTCTAAACAGCATCTCGATTTGTATGCTCCATATCCTATTTATTCAGCTTATGAGGCAGATTGTAATTTCGAGAACAACGAAACAGGTGAATACTGTGACGGTGGTTTCTTAAGAAATGCTGACGGTGAGTATGAGATTAATGCTGATGGAACAGTTAAAAAATGTCCTTGCTGCGGTGAAAAGCGAATAGCTGGTCCTGGTTCCTTCTTGGAGGTACCAGTTCCTAATCAGACAGAAGGCATAGCGGATATGCGCAACCCTGTTCAGATTACAACTATTGATAAAAACAGTCTAGAATACAACGTCGAAGAAGTGCGTCGCCTGCACGATGAGATTGTTGTTTCAGTAGTTGGAGCAGGTGGTAATGCTGCAGTATCAGAGAAAGAGGCTATCAACGAGACGCAGGTAGCTGCAAATTTCGAAAGTAAAACAGCTGTTTTGAACACTTTGAAGACAGACTTCGAGCAGGCTCAGAAGTTTGTAGAAGATACAATCTGTAAACTTCGTTATGGAGATAATTTCATATCGTCAACTATAAGTTGGGGCACAGAATTTTATGTCTTCACTGTCGAAGAACTCTATTCTAAGTATAAGTCTGCTAAAGAAAGTGGAGCCACTGAAACAGAACTTGATGCCATAATGCAGCAGATTCTTGAAGTGGAATATCGTAATAACCCACTGGTGTTGCAGAGGATGCTTATATTAAAGCAGTTAGAACCATATCCTCATAAAACACTCGATGAGATAATGAAGCTTTATAATGCTAGTTTGCTTAATGTAAACTATGTAAAACTTAAAGTTAATTTCTCAGAGCTTGTATCAAAGTTTGAGCGTGAGAATATTGATATTGTGGAATTTGGTTCTTCTCTTCCACTACGTGAAAAGATTAAAATTATTAGAGATAAATTATTAGAATATGTCAAACAAAACGATGAACAAGGCGGAGCTCCAAGAATTGATTCAGGACTTGAAGGACCGTCAGGAGGAGCTTCAGCAGCTTCAGCTGAGTAACCCTGATGCTTTCACTGTTGAACAGAAGACGGAGTTTGACAATAACGCCGAAGAACTTAAGAAAGCTGAGGCACGTCTCGCTGTTGTAGAAGAGGCCTTGAGGCAGAATGCTTCAAATGCTTCTACTGACAACACATCTGGCAAAGTTGTTGCAATGGTTGCTTTCGGTGACCGTTTTAGCAAGCGAACAGGTAAAGAGGTAAATCCACCTCAGAAACGCTACTTCTCATTTGGTGAGTGGCAAGTATTTAAGCAGAATTACAAACTGCTTGGTTATTCAATTACAGCTATCATCAATGACCCATTTGGTGATGCTGCAGCTCTCATTGAGGAACCTAAAGATTAAAAGACAAAGCTATGATAACAATTGAAATGCTTAATCAGAGCGAGTCACTTAAGGGTTTGACTGACGCTCAAAAACTAGCCATTACTACGCTCTCTAGTAATGATGAGGCAACAGTAATTGGCACAAAGATTGGTGCTTTGCACGGCCAATATGATGCTGATATTCTCAGCATTTCTGGCATAAATAAAGCAGATGGTGAAAAAACTTATGACTATCTTAAGCGAGTTCTTGGTGACTACAAGACTAAGCTCGATGGTACTAAGACACTTTCTGCTCAGCTTGAGGCTCAGAAGAAGAAAGTAACTGAGCTTGAAACTAAACTTGCAGCAGGCGGGTCTGATGAAGCTGTAAAGCAGCAGCTTAAAGATGCTCGCCACCAGGTTACTCAGCTTCAGACACAGCTTACAGCTAAGACTGAAGAGCTTGATAATGCTAAAAAGGACTACGAAAAGAAGGAAAAAGACCTTCAGGTAGGCTTCGCATTTACTAATGCTACGGCTGGTATCAAGTTTAAAGCTGATGTTTCAGAGCCAGTTAAGAAGATTCTTCTTGCTGCTGCTAAAGATGAGATTCTTGCTAAGGGTACTCCTGATTTCATCGATGATGGCAATGGCGGAAAGAAGTTGGTACTCCGTGATACTGCTGGTAACACTCTCAACAATCCTAAGAACAATCTCAATCCATATACTATCGAAGAGTTGATAATGGAGACAAGTTTGAAGGATGTTATTGATACTGGTAGACAGCAGTCGGGTGGTGGTACTAAACCTAACCCACAGCCTGACCACCGAACAGTTAATCTTGATTTGTCAACAGCTAAAACTCAGCAGGAAGCTGATGTTCAGATTGAGAATTATCTGTTGTCAACCGGCTTAACTCGCGACAATGTTGAGTTTGGTAATAAAGCACTTGAGATTAGAAATGAAAACAATGTTTCTAGCCTTCCAATTCGATAATAGACTGTATGATGTAAAAGGGTAATGCAGCATGTCAGTTATGATATATTTATGTTAAACTTTTAAAAATTAAAAGACTATGAGTTTAGTACTTACTAGAATTCAGAACATTCGTTCTAGTTCAAATTTGGACAAGTACGAGTATCGTCCTAGCCGATATGGTGCTCTTGACGTTTTTATCCAGCAGTCTAATGACCCAGCCGGTATTCTTACTGAGGAGCTCAAGCAGAAGGCTCGTACTTCTATTGGTAACATCCTTGAAACTCCTGTAATCGACTATGATGCAGACATCACAATCGGCAATACTCGTTCACTTACGATTGCTGATAGCGAAAATACTTCTCGCATGGTGCAGATTAATTTTGCTACTTATGCGTTTGGCTTCACTATCGCTCCTGCTATGTATATGAACAACGAAATCGGCATCCAGAAAGATTTCGAGACTAAGTTGATGAAGTACATCTACAAGTTTGCTCAGAAACTTGATGAAACTGCTCTTGCCAAGCTTGCAGCTGAGAAGACAAAGGTTATTAAGAACCCGCTGCTCTATGCAAATGCAGAAGGCACAATCAATGCAAAGTGGACTGAGCGTGAGAACATCTTCGGCGACCTCGACCCAATTATGGCAGCCAATGACTTCTTCGGCCAGTTGCACATTGTAGGTGATGCCGGTGTTGAGTCAATTATGCGCAAGCTTGCTCAGCATGGTTTGTACAACGACGTTAACAAGCAGAACGAGTTTGGTAACAAGATTGTACACTTGACTAACAACATGGCACTCGGTAGCAAGAAGTATGCTCAGGGTTATGCTATAAATTCAGGTTCTCTTGGCTTCATGACACGTTTCGAGCGTGACTGCTTGCTTGGTACAGTATCTGGTGATGGCCATGAGTGGGGTATTGCAACTTTGCCATTGTTGAATATTCCTTGTGGTACTTACTTCTACGATTCTGTTGGTGACTACCACGATATCGCAGGTGCAGCTACAGCTGATATGGTTCGTACTCGTAAGGAGCACTACGGCTTCGCAGTTGACGTTGCATTCCTTACTTCTTACAACAGCAATTCTGAGACTTTGGCTAGTCCAATTATTGCTTTTGATATTTCAAGCGAGAATGCTAATTATGCAGTGCCTGTACAGCAGGTTGTACAGCAGGTTGTTGCTCCTCCAACAGCGTAATCTTTCTTTGGGTGAATATCTAAATATAAATCTAGAAGAAACTAGTAATAGCTTTTAGTTGTTATTAGCTTTGGATGGGTCCAGCGGGAGGACAGACTGATGAAAAGGTCTCGTTCTCCCGTTTTTTACTTTAAACTGAAATGTAATCATGATAAGAATTGCAGATATACAAGATAAAATGCTCCACCTAGTAGGATGGAAACAGAGTTATGATTTGTCAGATATTATGTTATCTAGCAATCTAACTCAGACTGAATCAGGTATGTATTTTCAGCAGATTCATCCTCTTCTTACATTGGATAATTTACGAAGTATAGCTCCTGATTTTCAGAACTTTAATTGGCAGGTACACGACGCAAATAAAGCTTATAAATCTGGAGAAGTAGTTCGAGTAGATGATTCTCTATATAAAGCTCTTCAGGATGTTCCAGCAGAAACAGATATTCTAGATTCTGAGTATTGGGCAGAAACAAATCCGTTTTCAGAATGGCTTGAAGAGAAAACTAAGGCTAGTATCGTGAAACTTATTAATAAGTTTATCAACATGAAATTAGCAGATAAAGCTACAAAATCTCTCATTGAGAATAAAATTCTGTTTGATGGTACTGGTAGACTTACTAACAAGATTGAAAATCGCAATAGATTAGTAGGTTTTGAGATTGATACGGTTCGCTCTAAAGGTGTTACAGTTAAAATTGATAAGATTGGCCTCCAGATGACAAAACCAGGCTCTTATACTCTCTATATTTTCCATTCTAGTAACCCAGAGCCAATTTACACTCTTACTTTTGAGAAAACAAAGGCTAATAGTCTTGAATGGTTTAAGCCAAAAGATGATATTCTGCTGCCTTATGAGAGCACTAATACAGACGCTGGAGGCAGCTGGTATTTAGTATACAAGCAGTCAGAACTTCCTGAAAATGCTCAAGCTATTTATAAAGACAGAGACTGGTCCACTGGTCCATGTAAGGCATGTTCTAGAAGTGAGTTTTTGGCTTATCAGGCTTGGTCTAGATACATCGAGGTACACCCATTCTACATATCGGAAGATGAAGAATTTGACCCAGAGATAATGAACTTCACTTATGATAAGAACTATGGCATTAATCTTGAAGTCTCAGCATACTGTGACTTGACAGATTTTATTATTAAACAGAGAGCTATGTTCCAGGATGTACTCTCAAAGCAGGTAGCCATAGATTTCTTACGAGAATTCGCCTACAATCCAAATGTTAGAACTAACAGGCATTCTATCAATGCGTCTAAGTTGGATATTTTGGTAGAATTGGATGGTGATTCTAACAGTATGAGACAATCTGGACTTTCGTATGAATTGGATATTGCTTTAAAAGCTTTAAGTATTAGTACACAAGGACTAGATAGGGTATGTCTGCCATGTGTGAATAACGGAATTAAATACAGGTCTATATAATGGCTGCATCTAAGTATTATGGCTTATCTATTAGAAACTTAGCTTATAGATTAAGAAAGTTTGATGAGGTCCTTGGCAGGGAACTCGTTAAAACTGTATTGGCACATGAGCAAGAAATCATAGAGGCTATTACTGAAGACCAGCTTTATGAAAGAGGTGTAAATGGAGATGATGTTGAAATTATGACTTATGCTCCGTATGCTCCAAGTACAGTAAAACGAAAAATCAGAAAGGGACAGCCTTATAATAGAGTAACACTTAGAGATACCGGCGAATGGTATAAGTCTTTAAGGCTTGTGTATGATGTTGATGGTTTCTATCTAACGAGTACTGATGATAAGAATAAGTATTTAAAAGATAAATATGGACCAAAAATTCTCAAGCTTACAAAAGAGAACTTAAAAAATATAATATATAAATACATAAGACCAGAATTGTCAGTCAAACTTAAAGAATATTTACAGAATGGCACAGAAGAAGAATAATGTAGAACGAAGTATAATTATTCCGATGAAAGAAAATCCAGTATTGCTAGATAAAGTTATACAGGATATTCAGAAAACATTAGGAGAAAAGCTTAAATGGCTTGATTATGCTTTCGGCCGTTCTTATAAGTTGGTTGAACACCAAGAAGGCGGCGGAAAATTTATATATCCAGCGGCATACATTGGAAAATCTGAATATGCTTCTTTACTTCCAAATGACCAATATGGTAATTTCTGCTGGTTTGATATTTATGATGCTCAGAATATTACTCAAGTAGTTCAATCTACACCTCAGTTTACATTCTCAGGAGCTATAGTTTTCTGGTTTAATCTAGATACTATTTTTGCTGATAATGATGCTATGTACTCAGAAGAGGTGAAAGATGAAATTATTAGAGTTCTTACTACTCCAGGTCTCATTAAACAGACAGGTAGACTTACAGTCGACAAAGTTTATGAGAGATTCGAGAATATCTATAAAGGGTATTCACTTGAAAAGATTTATAACAGCTATGTTTACTCCGGTCAAGATATTCAGTCTATGGATAAGCTATTCTTTATGCATCCATATTCTGGACTGAGATTTGAGTTTACGATAACAACTAGAGAATTATGCCAACGTTATATCAAATAATTTTAATTGCTCTATTTTCTACTTTTATAGAGCTTTTTATGAGTAAATCTGGTTTTAGATATTGGCTTAGAGACCAGTGTGACGATATAGGTTTTACGATTGTAGCTAAAATGCTTGATTGTGACTTTTGTCTAGGTTTCTGGCTTAGTGTTATAATATCGATTGCAATGGTACTGATTACGCTTGACCCATCGTATATCTATGTGCCAATATTTGCAACTCCTATAATAAGATTTTTAGTATGAAAACAATATCCTTAGCTAATAGAACTATAAAGCTGTATGATTCAATTGATGAAATGCCAATTGAAAATTTCCAAAGATATAATAAGTATATTATTATAGACGCTGGACTTGGCTCAGACATAGATTCAGTTGATGAGCACATAGTACAAATTGCAAAGCTTATTAATTCTGGAGACAAGAAAAAAGCTATGCAAGAATTACAAAATATGAGACAAAACATGCACATGATTGTGAGTGGAATATCTCCAAGGTATATGGCATTTGCGGCTCTCGTATACAGTATTGATGGAAAGAAAGTAGAAAGCCAGTCAGATACTAGTTTACAAGAATTATTATCTGATTTAAATAAGGCGAAGCATAGCTCTATTATAGAAACGCTATTTCAGTTGAAAAAAAAACTTTCGACAGAGCTAGAAACTTATTTTCCAGATAACTTTGATTCAGCAAAAGAAAAAATGATATATGAAAAGATTAAGCAGAGAACAATCTTGCAGCTAAAAGGTATTATAGAAGACAAAGAATATACCGAAGAGATAGCTGATATAGACTTGTCTCTGCTTAAATCTTATAAGCCAGGAATATTTACTGGTAAAAATTCATTCGAATTAAAATATGATAAACAGTTTGAAAGTTTATGTATGTTAGTTGGCCAAAAAGCTAATTTAAATGCTAAACGCATGACTGTTCTTCAATTTTATACAACTATTAATAATATAAAAGCTCAGCTCGATGCTGAAGCTAAAGCTTATAAACGAATTAAACATAGATAGTTATGGCAGATGACGTAATAAAGGAAAGTGACCTCATACAGTCAGATGGTTCCATAGATAAAATCACACAATCTTTGGAACTGCTTATAGATAGTTATGGAGATATGGTTGCTGCTATAAAGAAAGGTTCTTCTGAGATGGTAGAGGCTATAAAGAATATGAGTACTTCTACCAAAGAAGGTCGTGCAGCTTTAGATGATGCAGCTAGAGCAGCCCAAAGATTAGAAAGAGCACAGAAAGAATATGAGTTTGCTCAGTCTGATATAGGTAAAGAAGTGGCTGATTTAAAATCTAAAACAGCTGCATTAAATAGAACTACAGCCGAAAGCAAGAAAGCACTCGAGTTGCAAGCTGGTTCATACGAAAGAATTAGAATACATCTCAAGCATCTCATTGATTTATATAAAAATATGTCTGCTGAGCAAAGAGCTTCTAGAGGTGATGATATAATTCGTCAAATCAATGAGCAGAGGTCTAGACTTGCAGCTATGGACGAGCAACTTAAAGCTCACGTTGTGCAAATTTCTAAAGTACAGAAAGCCGAAGAGAAATTAGCTTATCTGCAGTCAGAAGAAGGTCAGCGCTATCTTGAGTTGAAAGCTAAGATTCGTGAAGTTATGGCTGCTCACACGGCTAATAGAACTCAGGTTGATGCACTTACACAGGCCCAGAACAGATATAACCAAGCAGCAGATGCTACAAATATACAGGTTAAAGAACTAGATTTACAGACGAAAATTCTTAATCAGACTGCTAAGTATCAGGCCCAGATTAATCAGTCTGCTGAAGGCTCTTATAACAGATTGGCGGCGCAGTATGCTCTCAACAAGATTAAGTTAAACGCTATGTCAGCCGCTGAGCGTTCAGCTACTGATACTGGTAAAAAACTCGAGCAAGAAACTGCTGCTATATATAAAGAAATGATACGACTCCAGGAAGCCACTGGAAATCACAGACTTAGTGTAGGTAATTACGCTAAGTCATGGGATGGTCTTGGAGTATCTGTATCACAGGTAGTTCGAGAACTTCCTGCTGCGGCTGTGTCTCTTAACACATTCTTTCTTGGTATCTCTAACAATATTCCTATTGTAATTGATGAGATAAAGAAAGTAAGAGAACAAAATAAAGCTTTAGCAGCAGAAGGTAAGCCAACAGTATCTGTTACTAAACAAATCATATCAGCTTTATTCAGCTGGCAAACAGCTCTTGTAGTAGTATTGTATGCCTTATCTGCTCACGGTAAAGAGATTCTGCACTGGATTCAGGTTATGTGGTCAGGTCAAAAGACAGTTGCAGATATGGCTGATGTAGTTGATAGTGTTGACGAGGTTCTGACGAAGAACACAAAAAGTTTAGGTGAACAAATAGCAACTCTTAGAAAGTTATCTCTAGAGTGGAAGAATTTAGGCGGAAATTTAAAAAAGCAACAGCAGTTTATAAAAGATAATCAGTCTGAGTTTAACAAGCTTGATGTTTCAATTAATAATGTTAATCAGGCTGAGAATCTTCTCGTTGATAATACTGATGTATTTATAAAGGCTTTATATGCCAGAGCTAAAGCCACAGCGGCTATGCAAGTTGCAGCTGAATATTATGGCAAGGCTATTGAAAATCAATTTGATTTTGAGCAAAATTGGAAAGATAAGGACCTTAAATGGTGGCAAAAACTGGCAGCTGGTGGCATAACCGGTCTCTTGGGATTCAACAAGGAAGAAACAAAAGAGACATATAAGCATATAAGAAATAAGCGAAAAACGCAAGTTGAAAAAGAACAAGAATATAATGAAAATTTTGCCGACAAAGCTGTAAAAATAGCTGAAGAGCAGTATAAAACTATTGATAAAATATACAAACAATTAGGCTTAGATACAGCTCACAAGAAAGGCAGCACACGTACACGTACACCTCGTGAGCGAGATTTAACAGATACAATCTGGAGAAATGATTTAACAATTCAGAAGAAATATGAGGCTAGTATCACAGCTTTACAGCGAGATGAGTTTAAAAAGCGTAAGCAAGAAGCTGTAGATTCTGCTGAAGCTACAATCAGAGAGATGCAGGAGAAGTTCCGTAAAAATGAAGTTTTCTTAGCAGGTAAAAAGGGAAATAAGCCACTTACTGATGAGCAAAAGCAGCAAGTTAAAAAACAGCAGGAAGAGCTCGCAGCTATTATTGAGAATACTCAAAGAAAACTCAATCTTGATTTGCAAGATATTGAGGATGAGCGCCAAATAGATAGTATGACTAAACTTCGTCAGACTATGAAGTTTAGATATGATACTATTTCAGCTGAGATTGAAAAGGAGAAAAAGCTTAGATTACAACAGCTTGATGACCGTGAAGCAGCTTATACCACAAAGGCTGCTACTGTTTCAGAAGATGGCCAGACAGAAGCTGAAGTTACAGGTCAAGCTACTCCTGAACAATTGGCAGCATGGCATAAAGAAAGAGCACAAATTGAAGCGAAATATGACCAGATTATTCTTGACTTGCGTGCTAAGGAGATACAAGAACAGTTGTATCTTGTAAAGAAAGGCACTCAAGAAGAAAGACAATTACTTCTTGAACAAGTTGAGAATGCTAGAAAACTAGCTTTGGCTCAAAATAGAGCTAAGCCAGTTGAGCAACAAGAATCTGAGACTAGTATTAATGCTAAGTTTAATAAACAGAGATTATCTGTGTCAGGTTCTAATAGACTGGAGAATTTCCAGCAACAACAGGCTTTAGCTAAATCAGAATTCAATTTGGCTGTGCATACAGCCGATGAGATTAAAGACTATGAGTTGACTCAGGAAATAGCTCTGTGGAAAGAAAAGATAAGATTAGCTAAATCCGGAGCCCTTGAATGGTCGCAAGCTCAGATTGATGAAGCCCATAATGTGGTTGAAAAGCTTGAAGATGAACAGAAAAAGCTACGTAAAAAGGGTTTGAGTTTAGTTGGCCGTATAGGTAAATATGGTGTTACTGGATTCTTGCTTTCTTATATGGGTTTTGATGATAAAGGCATCCAAGCTTGGAATGATGCATGCAATCAGGTTATTAGCAATCTTCAAGAAATAGCTCAAGCTGAAGTTGACGTCGCACAAGCAGCAGTCGATGCAGCCGAAAAGCGAGTAGAAGCAGCTCAATCAGCTTATGACGCTGAAGTTGAAGGTCGTAACAATGGTTATGCCAACCAAGTTGCAACTAAGAAGAAAGAACTACAGCAGGAGAAGAAGAATATGCAACAAAAGCAAAAACTTCTTGAACAAGCCCAAAAGCGCCAAGAAGCTATTAATACAGTTGTACAAGCTTCTTCTCTTATTACTGCTTCTGCTAATATCTGGTCAAGTATGTCAAGTATTCCTATCATTGGTCCTGCTTTAGCATTAGCAGCTATTGCAACGATGTGGACAAGCTTTGCAGTTGCTAAGGTGAAAGCTAAACAAGCTACAGCCGCAGCAAACCAAGAGTATGGAGAAGGTGGTCTTGAGTTCTTAGAAGGCGGTTCACATGCATCTGGTAATGATATAGATTTGCATCAGAAAAATTCTGAAGGCAAAAACATGCGAGCAGAAGGTGGTGAAGCTATGGCTATTATAAATAAACGCAATACTCGTAAATATAGACGAGTACTTCCTGATATTGTTGATAGCTTAAATAAGGGCACATTTGAGAATAAATTTTCACAAGCTTTTAATAAAGCAGATAGTCTACAAGCACAGATGATAACAGTAGAGACAACTACTGATTTGTCAAATATTGAAAGAGGTGTAGAGGCTATTAAGAAACAAAATTCTGAACGTGTTTATCCTTTAGGGAATGGCAGAACTCTTATTATTAAAGGTAACGTAAGAAGATATATCAATAGTTAACCCAGTACTTCACTCTATAATCTCTGGGACTTTAAATTATATTGAATTATAAATTATAAGGATATATAAATTTTAAAGTTCTAGAGATTAAAATTTAAAGTTTATCTAGATTTATAGCTTTATGAATAATAATATATTTTATTTGCTTAAAGGAGAACAGCAAACAGCTACAAATGGCCAGTTTGATACAAGTACTGGCGAGTTTAAAAGCGCCACTTCAGTAGGTCAATATTGTGTTACGTCTTGGCTAACCGGCTTAAAACCTGTTGGTAGAAAACAACTTCCAGTAGCCGAGTTGTTTCCACCAGATATAAATGTGAAACAGCTACGAGTATTTTTCTACGATAAGGATGTTAATTATTTAAGTTATACTGTATACAGTGACAGAAGCTTAACTTATTATAACATAGTATCTGACAGCGTGAGACTAAAAGCAGAATATATAAGATGTGATTTTGTATTAGATATTTCAAGCACTGAGTTATCACAGATGACCCAAGTTGAAATTAATAACATGCTTACTCATGTTTGGGTTTATGCAGGTTTTAGATTACAAGGTCCACACTACAGTAAACTTGAAAATAAATATAAAAAAGAAACTGGTCAAGTATTTTTTAGAAGCTCACTAGAAGGTTCTATTAAAATATTTGGTACAGACTTTGATTTCATAAAGTCACAGTCTTTAGAAACCAAGTATTTACTGGTAGTAACAAGTGATAGTGGAAAAGTATTAGCCTTAAATTCATTTGTTGAAACAGACTGTAAATTAGATGATACGAGACATTCAATAGAATTGAAATTATCACCTATAGATAGATATTCAAAAATAATGAATAACTATGATAATACTTATGATTTGATTAAGCTTTCACCAGCTATAACTCCACTTACTTTAACAAAGCGCTTACTGTATCAATTCTATATCCAAGGTGCTAATTCTGTATCATGCTACGCTAATGGAACATATTGGGAACAAGATACAAATGAAGCTATAGATGATGCTGACGCTCTTGAAAATAAATATTATTTTGCCAAGAATTTTAGCGTACAGGAATTCCTTATTACTGAAGAAATGAGTTCTAGATATGCTGGAACTTATTCACATGTACCTGGAACTCCACCTACTACTTGGGTTAATCAAACTAAAGGCGATGGACACATAAAGATGAAAGGTATATCTGACTTATCACAAGTAGCAAGTGGCCAAGGCGACGTAACTTTTAGATGGTTTAACACAGGAGAAGTAGTTGACAGACATGCGATAGGTGGTTTAAAAGATGAATGGAAATTCGTGTTAAAAATATATAATAATACAACATTTGGAAGTCTAGGAGTAGCATTTTCGCAGTGCATATTTGTTATGCCAGATTGGAGCGTAAATTCTGATACTGCACACATGGGTAGTGCCGGGGAATATAAATTTAGTATACGTAATAGTGCTACAGATGTTACAGTATTTAGTCTTGATGTTATAAATTACACTATTTGGGGCCGTATACTAGCAGATGTTGACACAGCTGTAGAGCCATCATCCGGACAAATAAAAACACTATATGACTTGCCAAAAGACGATTTTGTATCTGAAAGGGTTAATTATAGAAAATGCATAGGTTTAATAGGACTGCAAGTAAAGCAGACAGCCTACACTGTTACTCATCCTACCAAGTATGGTAGAAATGACTATGGAAAGTATTTTACTAATAATTTTGTAAATGTTGCGACCAAAACTGCACACATGCCAGTTCCTATAAGTAGAAGTTCATGGGCTAACACATCTGTGTGGGCGATTATACCAGACGAATGGTCTTCATTTGAAAATCAATTTAGAACGCAATTTACTTTAAAAGATGCATTTTCTTTGGCCGGCACGATAAAGGCATTATTACATAAAATAGACCCACTGGTAAAATTTGAAGCAACAGCTGAGTACAGTAGATTCTTTTATGAAGGTGACACGTCAACTCCTATTATACCTTTCGATGGTTCTAGAATTGGTTATGTTCCATTTATAGCTCCAAAGTCTAATGTATTAAAAGGCAATTATGACCAGGCTGCTCAGAAAGCAGAAATAACATTTGAACAACTCATGAATATGTTGAGAGACTGTTTTAGATGTTACTGGTATATAGATGATAACAATAAATTAAGAATTGAGCATGTATCATATTTTATGAAAGGCTTATCGTACACCAGTCCCGATTTACAGTTTGACTTAACTAAAAAATATGATAAGTTTAACAAGAAAACAGTTCTATATGCTCAAGAGGCAACTAGCTATAATAAAGATGATTTAAATTCTAGGTATGAATTTAGCTGGATGGATGATTCTACTGATACATTTGAAGATATGGAAATAGATGTTAAATCATTATATATTCAGTCAGATAAAACAGAAGAAGTAAATTCAGAAGTGTTCTCTACTGATATTGATTTGATGTTGTATGCTCCTGATAAATTTTCTGAAGATGGTTTTGCTCTTATGATGGCAGATAAAAATACAGGACGAGTTCCTATTGCAGCTGTTTCTGGCTTAAGAGATGATGAGTACATTTATACATATAGTGCTATGCCACAAAACTATTTATGTTCATGGTTATATCTTGCACGATATTATATGCTAGATATGCCTGCATATCGTATAGAATATACTAGGGCTCCATCGTCTGACGCATATAGAGTAACTGGCATAAAACAGTGCATGCAGCAAGATATAGAATTTCAAACGGATGAAAAAATAGACTTAAATAAAGCTATTAAAACATCAGTCGGAACTGGAATTGTCGATTCACTATCAGTGAATATAGACACGCACCTTATAAGTGCCACGCTCGTGTATAGCCCAAAATAAAGAGCTAAATAATTTTAAAAATTTATATATTTTTATATAATATTGAATAATTTTTATTATATTTGCAATATGAATTTATTTATTCAGGCAATTTTAAAAGACAAATCCAATAGTAAAAAGCAATATGGCAAACCCGATATGCATATCACCGTTGAAGTTCTATGACAACTTCCATAAGCAAAACCGCTATCGCAGTTTTGCTTATGGCCATGTTGCTCCACTTATCACAAATCCAAATGTGGTTTCACCATTTCAGTTAATAGTATCTGGAGATGTTTCGGAAGTATATGTAAGAAGTGCGAGTACTAATAACAGAGTAACTGATAATGTAGTTGAAAGATTTAAAGATGCTGGACTGAGAAATGTATCAAAGAATGGTTATAATATATTACTATTTTTAGGTATATTTCCGCTTTCAGGTGTTATCGATTATGAAGGTCAATATTGGCTAGAGATACATTCTGGTGGATGGTACTATTCAGAAGTATTTTGTTTTGATAACAATATAGATGATTGTCTTAAGGTAGAATACTGGAACCCAGAAGGCGATTTTGCTCTTAAAAATGGCATAATAGTATTAGGCAGTGAGAATTTTCATTTTATTCTATTGCTTAAATCTGAATTGGGCAAACCAGAATATTCATTTGAAGAAGAGGCTACAAAGAGATTAGGCTATTCATTTATTGAAAGTCAAGTTTCTAAGAAAACATATAAGTTCAATACGGTTATTCCTGAATATCTTTGTGATGCTATGAGAATAATTCGTCTCTGTAGTCAGAAGAAGATAACTTGTAAAGGTGAAACTTATGATGCTATAACTTTTAACATGGAAGTTGATTGGCAGGAACAAGGAGATTTAGCTTCAGTAACTTGTGAATTTGATGTGGATAATATAATCACTAATCTTGGTGGCTTCAATAACGACTATAACAATGATTACGATATTGAATAAAATGTTGCAACATAGAGAGTTAAAAACTTAATTGTTTAATTTAAAATTTGTAGATTATGGCTGATACAATCGAAAAGATTTATTGCACCGATGGTCGCGATAATGATTTAGCAGCGATTTTGGCCGCTACTAAGAACAACGACCCGGCAACCATGATGGCTGCTATGGGAGGTGGTATGAACAACTGGATGAACAATCCTTTTGTTTACCTAGTTTGGATGATGTTTGCTAATCGTATGTGGGGAGGCGAGCAGAATTGTAATCCTGCTATTCAGGCTCAGATTGATTCTCTTCGCAATCAGATTGCAGACAATCAGAACAGTAACTTGCTTATGGACGCAGTTCACGGTAATACAGCTGCTATTACTCAGCTCGCTGGTAACTTGAATTGTGACTTTAATGCACTCAATGGAGCAATTTGTGACGTTCGCGGAGGTGTAGACCGACTTAGTGGTCAGGTAGGTTTCTCTGCAGAGCGCGTAATCAACTCAGTATCTCAGGGCAATTTGCAGATGATTCAGGCTCTTAAGGATTGCTGCTGCCAAACTCAGCAGAATATCACCAGAATGGGTTACGAAAATCAGCTTGGCCAGAAGGACATCGAAGGCGGGAAATATCGTTCTGTCTACTAGTTCAGAAGCTCTTATTAAAGAGGTTAATGCTATTTGCAATGACGCTAAAGAGAAACTCGCGAACAGAGATTACTACCAGATGGTAGTAGATAAAACTCCTGAATTGCTTGTTACTCTTAACCCTGCTCTTAAGAAAGAACAAGAAACTGAGACAAGGCTTAAAGCCGTTGAAGGTTCTGTTCAAGAAGTGAAAGACTTAGTTAAAACATTAGTTGAAAAACTATCATGAAAAAGATTAAATACGTAGTTGTGCATTCATCAGATAATGAAGAGCACAAAATCGAGATTAAGGATAAGTTTTCAAGAACTGCTAACGCGATTATGAATGCGCCAGGCTATCTTGAATATATCAAAAAGCATGGTTACCATTTTACTGACAAACTTGCAGATTATGCAAGCAAGAAAATGGTTAACGCATCTGGAAATGCACATTCTTGGACTACAGAGCAGTTAAGAAGTGTGCTTGGTCCATTTACTCCAACTCATAATGAGACCAGTGGAGATATGGCATATACTGCTAATATGGCTTATGCTGATTTCTATCCAGCAGTTCTTGATACAGTAGACAAGTGCATTACTTATGCTAAGTTAGTAGCCTCAGACCCTGATGGTTATGAAGGCATGGAATTTATGAGATGGACCAGTGATGCTATTGGTAAATCATTAACATTAAACTGGGAGGACTTCATCTAATGACAAGAACATTTGAATTTGAACAGATTAGACTGATTATTATTTCAGCTTTTAGCTCTCTGTTGGCTATACTAACACCAACAGAGGGCTTTGTGGTAGCTCTTATTATTGGCTTTGGCTTTAACATCTTCTGTGGAATGAGAGCCGATGGCATATCTATAACGAGATGCAAAAATTTCTCATGGAATAAAGCTCAGAAAGCTATATTCGAATTGGCATTATATTTCACAATCATATATGTTATCTATAGTATCGTGTATGCTTGTGGAGACAAAAAAGAAGCAACATTTGCTGCAAAGATTTTAACATATATTTTTGATTATGCTTATGTTTGCAACGGTTTTAAAAACCTTATCATAGCATATCCAAAGAATGTTATTTTCAGAGTGATTTATCACTTAATAAGATTTGAAATTATGAAAGCTTTGCCAGGTTACTGGAAGCCTATTATAGATAGATTAAATAACGAGTTTGATAAACAAGATAATAAATCATTTGGAAGCATGAAACGAGAAGAATGATTTTAAATAAAATAATAAATTATGGACAAAATTCTCATGTTGTTGCTCAATTTATGGAGCAAAGGCTATACACTTAATAGCCAAACTATATGGGATAGTATTAAATTGATGAAATTATGGCTTACGAAAATTTAAAATCTGCAATAAAGCAAGTTATAAAGCAAAATGGTAACAAGGAAATTACTGGTCCTGCTTTGCAAAATACTTTATTATCAATTGTAAATTCAATTGGCAAAAATGCTACATATGCTGGTATAGCTTACGAAAATACAGACCCATCAAATCAAGATGGAGTTGTATTTTATCTTGGAAGTAAAGGACATTATCCAAAGTTTAACAACAAATCTATAAAAACTTATATAGGAATATTAACGAATATAACAGGCGAGTGGGATAATTATAATATTTATGGAATACCAGACATCGCTCCATTAATTCATCATCGTCTAACAAACACATATAATAAAGATGGTGCTTGTCCAATGTTTAATTTGCCTACACTTAAAGCAGGCAAAACATACCGTATTTATGCTGTTGCTCCAAATAAAGATTTGGTTAATATTGCCGAGTCTGGCTTATGGCTTAGATATACGGACAATTCAGGAGAACCAAATATTACTTTCAAGACTGCAGCTCAGTTTAATGCTGGATTTGAAGTTAAATTCACACCTCAGAAAGATGGTTATCTTGAATACAGAGTAGGACAGATTAATATCAACAAAGAACTTGAATTTAAAGTTTGGGCTGACGATGAAGGAATGAATGAGTTCGCTGAGACTGCTTATAAGCAGATAGAAAAGACAGATATTAGTCCTATCCAAAGACAGATTTTTACAGTAGCTGATAATGAAGAAGCTCAATTTACAAATATCTTACTAAAAAAGGATATAAAGTATAGAATCACATTAAAATCAGATAATTTAGTAAATCCTAAAGGTATGTTGCGTGTTACAAATGATGATTCAATGCAAGGAATTAATTATAAAGATGTGGCAATATTATACCCTTTACAATTAAATACTGGTTTTGCTATGGAATACCGCCCAGTAAAAGATTGTCGCCTCATGCTACTGTTGCATTCTGCTAATGCTGGTAAAAATGTAGAAATAAAAGTTTTTTCTAGTCAAATTGCGTTATCTGGGGCTGATACGTCAAATATTAAGTTCAATCTTTGGAAAGGCAAAAAAGCCATAGCATTAGGTGATAGCCATACTGCCAATAGAGGTCGCTGGATGCCAATTATCTGTGATAATCTGGAAATGGAAAATTTAGTATCTTTGAATAATTCTGTGGTTAGTGGAGACCCGAATACTTTACAAAGTGGCTATGAACTTTGCATTTGTCCTTTGCTATCACAAGCATACAGCCTTAGAGATAAAGCTAAAGATGGAGAAGTCGATGTTATTTTCATTGAAGAGGTTCACTACGGAGAAGGAAGAATTTCTAATTTTGACACAATAGATAATTCTTATCCGTTGAAGCCAACGCAGATGTTAAGTCTAGGAAACTTCAACATGACGCGTGATGAGGAAAAAAATAACTTTGATAAAAATTACCAAAGTCTATTGTCTACCATCTCTACAAGTTTGAGAGAGAAACGGACAACATTAAAGTCTTCAATAAAGACAGTCAGCAGAGTTATAACATTCAGAGTAATTAATGAGACATTGCATGCTGGCAATTTTGTTTTAAATATTGATGGGCACGATTTCTCAACTCAGATTGAAGAAGGTATGAATTTGCGAGACGCTGTAAGCGCAATTTTTACATGGTCTTTCAGAGAATACACAAACTGGAAAAATGTTTCAAAGACAGATAACTCTATAACAATCGTTTATGAAGGTTCGTCTTCTGATGCTTCTATCAATTTCTCGCACTCAGGAAATGGTACAGGTTTATCTTGCACATTGGGAGAACAATCAAGCGCAAGCACAAATATTTATCGTTATTTTGCAAGTGAGAATGTAAATGACTGGCTAGATAAGGCAAAATGGGTATACTATGCAGGTCCATGGGACAATCCGTATGCATCTTTTAAAGGCGTTGTAGAAACATTGCAGGAGAACTTTCCAAATGCTATATTAGTTCCATTTACGATGTTTGATAATGCCTTTAATGAAGGTAATTATAACCCAAGGTTTGATATGGTTGATTATAGGATAAACCGTTTTCCAAAAATGTACAAAAGAGTAAAAGTACTTTTAGATGTTGCTGAGTATTATTTAATTAAAGGAATTGACGTGTTGAAACTATGTGGAATATCGCCATTTAACTACTTAACATTCTATAAGTATAGTGATGTTCATCCGAAAGCGACAGGATATAAGCGTATAGCAGAAACCCTAGTTAAAGAACTTTTATAATTTAAATTATTATGAGACAGATAAATTATATTATCATTCACTGCTCAGCCACTAAGGCTGGGCGTGATTTTCATGCCAAAGATATAGATAAATGGCATAGAGAACGCGGTTTTGACGAAATTGGCTACAACGTAGTAGTTGATTTGGATGGTACAGTAGAGCCTGGTCGCTCAGAGGCAAAACCAGGTGCTCATTGTAAGGGTCACAATTCAGATTCTATTGGTATCTGCTATATTGGCGGACTTGATGAAGATGGAAAGCCAGCAGATACAAGAACTGAGTTGCAGAAAGCAGCACTAGCTGGACTTGTTGCTGGCTATAAACAGAGATTTCCAAATGCTAAAGTAGTAGGCCATCGTGATATGCCTAATGTGCATAAAGCCTGTCCTTGCTTTAATGCAAAGGAAGAGTACAAGAATATATAAAATTATCCCAGGTACTCCCTATTTTTAACAGAAGTTATCCACTATATTTAGGTTATAAAGTTATCACCTTTATATAGTGGATTTCACTCTCTTCATCTATTTAATTATAGCTAGAATTATGAAGCAACTGAATTTTTATAGTATACTTTCACAATTTTTAATCGTGATTCTCTTGGGGGCTTTTTTGTATATTTGGCACCAAGGAAAACAGCATAAAGCTTGTGAAATTGCGCACCAGAATAGTATATCAGTGAGCATGGATTCACTGCATAAATACAAAGTGGCTGACAGCCTAAATGCAATTCATATTTCAAATATAGAATTGTCTTTAAAGCAATATAAACAATTAAGAGCTGATGATGCTAAATTAATTAAGCAGCTTAAAGCTGATAAACTTACTGCCGTAGTAAATCCTGAAACAGTTATTAAGTACAAAATAAAGACACAGCTAAAAGATTCTATAATATACAGAGATACGGTAAAGGCTATTAATTATTATGATTCCTGGAATTCAGTAACAGGATATTTTACAAAAGATTCGGCAAATCTAAATATACAGTCTAAAGATGAGCTTTTAATTACAAAGTCTATAGAGCGAAAAAGATTTTTGGGCATTAAGCTTAGTCCTAAATGGTTTGGTTATCGCAATCTTCAACTCAATATTGTTAGCAAAAATCCAAATTGTACAATCAGTAATATAGAGTATATAGAGCTAAAGTAAAAATATTTAACAAGGCAACAGTTCGTGAACTATACGTGAACGCTATAGGGTAACACATAACCTATTGAAAATCAATCACTTATATAAAAAGTTACCCAAGTTACCCTATAATTTATATAGTCCAAATGAACTTTTTAAAAACATATACTATAGCCGTAGTATATGTTTTTTAAAAATATCCCTATAAGTTATAGAAAAAGTCCGTGCTCCGGACACTTTTTATATAAGTAATTGATTTTCAATAGGTTAGGTGGTTTCGTAAATATTTTTTATTTGGTGAACGCCACCTATCTGATAAATTTATAATATTTAAGTAATATAGAATTGTGTTACGCGTACGCGCGTATATGCGCATACATTATATAAGATTTATAAGTTCAAGTGTTAACAGTAGTTAAAAAATTTTTTGTTAACTTCTTTTAACATAAAAAATTTTTTTATATGAAGAATTTTTGTTACTTTTGCAAATGAAAATAATAAAGAACATAACTTCATATTTTACATGGAAAAATTTAACATAAATAAAATTATGAGCCAATACGGCTTACAGGAGCAAGAGATTGCAAATCTCTTATGGCCAATGGTCAAATATCCTGAGCTCGGATTCAAACGAGTATTAAGAGGTGAAACTTATCTCGATTCTGCTCAGATATGTGCATTGGCAAATTATTTGCAAGTACCTGTTTCAGAACTATTTACAGTTGAAGAAACTGACTGGCATGCTATTTCTAAAGATAGACGAACTATCTTTACGAAAGGTGACTACAAGGTTATAATCGGAAGAGACCTATTTACATTATCGATTTGGCATAAAAATGATAATTTCTATAACGCAACAGCCTCTATAGGTTTTATGGAAGTCGGCAAATTTCTTAAACGAATTGATGAAATTATCAAGGACCACGAACAAGAATTGTTAAACAAATAAATTTTTAAATCATGGACAATATTAAGATTTCAGTAGATGTTAATGTACATCTCTCAGAGAAGACAGAGAATTTTATTTCTAGTTTGGTAAGTAAGCTGATTTCAGCTCCGACAGTCCCAGCTCCTGTTATTTTAGGAGCAGCTCCAGCAGCTCCAGCAGCTCCAGCAGCTCCAGCAGCTCCAGCAGCTCCAGCAGCTCCAGCAGCTTCAGCTCTTTCAATCGATGATGTGCGCAAGGTTGTTGCTTCTAAGGCCGCTGCTCATCGCGATGAGGTTAAGGCTAAGCTCACAGAACTTGGTGCTAAGAATGTTACTACTCTTGACCCTGGTAAATATCAGGAGTTGGTTGATTACCTTAATACTCTTGCATAATGGGTAGGTCACAGAAAAAGCGCCTATTGGCAGCCTCAGAACGCTTTAGACGAAATTATTTTTATTATTTCGGTTTACAGAAAACTGATGCAGATGGAGTAACACGTATTCCTATGCATATTGAGTCACGTATTCCTAATCACAAAAGAACATGGAAGTAAATAACGGACAAGACCATCACGAGAGAAGCCATGCGCTTCTCTCGCCTTCAGGAGCTCACAGATGGTTAAATTGTACACCATCTGCTCGTTTGGAGGAAAAAATGCCACCAAAGCCAACTTCTGTTTATGCTGAAGAAGGTACATTGGCCCATGAATTGGCAGAGTTATTTATCTGCCATGATACTCTAGGTACACTATCTGATGATGAATTCTCAGATAAGTATGAAGTCATAATGAGCAATAAGCTCTTTAATGAGGAGATGCTCGATATGGTTCCAATTTATACTGATTATTGTACAGAAGAATATAAAGCCGCTAAAGCCTCAAACCCATCCGCAGAAATGTTTATCGAGTCTAAACTTGATATTTCAGAATATGTACCAGAAAGCTTTGGTTCTGCAGACTGTACTATTGTCAATGATTCAGTTATGGAGGTAGTTGACCTTAAGTATGGTAAGGGAATTCCAGTATCAGCTGAGTGGAATGTACAGGAAATGCTTTATGCACTAGGTATGTTGGCTAAGTTTGATATGCTGTATGATATTGAAACTGTAAAGCTCACTATTGTTCAGCCTCGCTTGAATAACATATCATCTTGGAGTATCTCTGTAAAAGACCTTATGGATTGGGCAAATAATGAGCTCAAGTCAAAAGCTAAAATGGCTTTTAACGGTGAAGGAGAACTTTCATCAGGTGGATGGTGTAGATTTTGCGCAGTTAAGAACAGATGTAAAGCACTCTATGATAAACAGTTAGAGTTGGCAAAATATGATTTTGCTTCTCCTGAATTGCTGACAGATGAGCAAATTGCAGATGTTCTTTCAAGAATTCCACAGCTTGTAGAGTGGGCAGATTCTGTAAAGGCTTATGCATTAGACCTTGCAGTAAATGAGAATAAACACTGGCCAGGCTTTAAGGTTGTAGAAGGAGTATCTAGACGTAAATGGATTGACGATGAGGATAAAATCTGCAATGTTATTTATGAGAAATTCCCAACTGCAACTGAAGATGATTTGTTTGATATGAAGCTTAAGCCTATTACTTCTATTGAGAAGCAATTTGGCAAAAAGGCAGTTGCTGAAGCACTATCAGATGTTATCATAAAGCCAGCAGGTAAACCAACATTAGTATCTGAAGATGATAAGAGACCAGCTCTCGGAACTGAAGATGCAGTAAATGATTTTAAGTAGTATTAATTTTTAAAACATATTATAGTATGGAAAATTCAACTAAAGTAGTAACAGGTAAAGTTCGTTTTTGTTTTTGCCATGTGTTTGAGCCTTCAGCAATGGAGGGCCAGCCAGAAGAGTCAGCTAAGTATTCAGTTTGTGTAATCATTCCTAAGAGTGATACTCAGACTATCGAGAAGATTAAGAAAGCCATTGAGGCAGCTAAGGCTGTTGGTAAGTCTAAACTTGCTGATAAGAATGGCAAGATTCCTTCAACTATCAAGTTGCCACTTCGCGATGGCGACGAAGAGCGCTCAGATGATGAGGCATTTGCGGATTCTTACTTCCTCAATGCCACTTCTAATCGTAAGCCTACTATCGTAGACCGTAATCTCGACCCTATCATGGATAAGGACGAGTTCTACTCTGGCGTGTATGGCCGTATATCTCTTAACTTGTTTGCATTTAATACATCTGGCAATAAAGGCATTGCAGCCGGTCTTCAGAACTTGCAGAAACTTGAAGACGGTGAAATGCTTGCAGGTGGTTCTACTGCTACTGAGGACTTCGGCGGCGACAACGCTTGGGATGATGACTTGATGTAGTCTTCCACTTCTTATATTCTTATCAAACGGAAAGGTATATGGTATAGAACATAGGTCCTTGATACCTGGGCGCTATGTCAGCAGAGGTTCGATTCCTCTGCTACCTTCTATTATTAATTTTAAAGTTGTAAGAATATGGTACAAGAAGTTATAGACAAAAATTCTGGGCAGGTCTTATTTCAAGGAACCGTCGAGGAGTGTAGAGATTATATTATTAAGTCAAATAACGAATTTGCTACTTTACGATGAAAGAATTTGATAGAGAACTATTTATCGATATTGAAACATACTCATCAGTTGATATTAAAGAGTGTGGGGCCTATAAGTATATAGCATCTCCAGACTTTGAAATATTGATTTGTGGCTATGCTTTCGGTGATGATGACGTAGTTATGGTAGACTTAGCATCAGGTGATAAGTGGCCAGAGGAATTCCTTGAAGCACTTAAAGACCCTAAATGCCTTAAGGTAGCTCATAACGCTGTATTCGAACGTACAGCATTTAACAGAATAGGACTGCATACTGAAACAGATGAGTGGTATTGTACACTAGTTAAATCAGCTTATTGTGGCTTACCATTATCATTGGATGCAGTATCTAAGCAGCTTAATCTTCAAGATAAGAAACTTGAGACTGGTAAGGCCCTTATTAAGTACTTCAGCTGCCCATGTAAGCCTACTAAGATTAATGGCGGTCGTACTCGTAATATGCCTGAAGATGCTCCGGCTAAATGGGCCGAATACAAACTCTACAATATTTATGATGTGCTCTCAGAAAGAGAGATATATCGTAAATTAGAGAAGTTTGAGATTCCAGAAATAGAGCGCCAGCTGTATGTTACAGACCAAAATATCAATGATAGAGGTATTATGATTGATAGAGAGTTAGCAAGTTCTGCTATTTATTGTGACTTGGAATACACTAAGTATCTCACAGAACAGGCTAAAAGCATAACTCATCTTGAAAATCCAAAATCGCCTCTTCAGATTAAAAAGTGGATAAAGGCAAGAACCGGAATTACTGTAGATTCACTTACAAAAGTAGAAATGCCTACAGTTCTTGAAAAAGTTAAAGACTATCCAGAAGTACTTGAAGCTCTTGATATTTATCAGAAGCTAAGTAAAACATCCGTAAAGAAGTATTACAAGATGATTTCTTGCGCTACACCAGATGACCGTGTTCGTGGTACCTTTCAGTTTTATGGAGCAAATAGAACAGGCCGTTGGGCTGGTAGACTTTTACAATTGCAAAACCTCAGTAAGAACCACTTTGATGACATTGATACACCTCGTGAACTTATTCGTAAACGCGATTGGGAAGCTTGCGATATGATGTATGGCAATGTGGCCGATGTTTTATCACAATTGGTTCGTACAGCACTTATAGCTCCAAAGGGATATACGTTCTCAGTAGCAGACTTTTCAGCAATTGAAGCACGAGTAGTTTCATGGCTTGCTAATGAAAAATGGCGAATGGATGTATTCCACGGCGATGGTAAGATTTATGAGGCTACTGGTTCTAAGATGTTCGGCGTACCAATATCAGCTATTACTAAAGGTTCTGTTTTGCGTGATAAAAGTAAAATATCTGAATTGGCATTAGGATATGGCGGTTCACTTGGTGCTCTAGAAAGAATGGGTGGCGAAAAGATGGGACTTACTGATTCAGAAATGATGGATATGGTTAAAAAGTGGAGAGCCGCAAATCATAAGATTGTTGCTCTCTGGAATGAACTTGAGAAAGCAGCTCATGAAGCAGTTAAGTATCAAAGACCAGTTAGATGTACCTGTCGTAATATTATTTTCGATTGTGATGGAGAATATCTTACTGCGAGATTACCATCTGGTAGACAGCTGTTTTATGTTCATCCTCACTTCAAAAATAAGACTATTGGCCGTTCTACTCGTCCAGTTCAAGTTCTTATGTATGAAGGACAGATTCAGACTACAGGTCAATGGGGTGAAATGGGCACTTATGGTGGAAAGCTTTGTGAGAATATGGTACAAGCCATAGCTCGAGATTTACTTGGATATTCTCTTATGCAAGTAGAGAAAGCCGGATTTAAAGTAGACTTCCACGTACACGATGAGATGATAGCAGAAATCCCTAAGGATGGAAATGAGAAAGATACATACGACCTTATGGTACGTATCATGTCAACTCCTCCAGACTGGGCATCAGATTTACCTCTTCGCGCTGATGGATATATAACTGACTACTATCGCAAAGATTAAGATATGCTTAAATATAAATACATAATTGATAGTGGAAACTTCTCAAGTATAGAAGAATTTCAAGCACATTTAAATAGAATGGGAGCTAAAGGCTATGAACTAGTTCAGTGGCAATTGGTTAATTTCATAAATTGCTGCAGTAAAATTCAGCCTACTAGTAATACACTATCAATATTTATAACTTGGAAAATAGAGGACCATGATTCATGATGGCATAATAGATATAGCTACAGGTTTAAGTGCTTCTACAAAAAAGTGGAAGAACAAGAAAGTAAAGTGGAGCAAATTAATCGACAAACTTTCTAAACCTGTAGTTACTAACGAGACCCATGCTCAATTCATGGCTGCTAATAAAGCTGACCAATCTAAAATCAAAGACGTTGGAGGCTTTGTTGGTGGCTATCTTGACAAGGGTATACGTAAGAAAGCGTCTGTATCATATAGGCAATTAATTTGCCTTGATGTAGATTTTTCTTATGCTGATTTTTGGTGGGATTTTACATTGCAATATGGCTGTGCAGCCGCTATATATTCAACGCATAAATCTACACAGAGTAAACCTCGTCACAGACTACTTATCCCTATTAATAGAGAAGTATCTGTTGATGAATATCAAGCTATATCTAGACGTATAGCTGGTAACTTAAATATAGAATTGTTCGACCAATCTACATTTGAGCCAGAAAGACTCATGTTTTGGCCGAGTGTATCGTCTGATATAGAGTATTATTTTGAATATCAAGATGGTGAATGGCTTGATGCTGATGCAGTTCTTGAAACATATGATGACTGGAGGAATACATCTGAATGGCCATCTAGTAGTAAAATATCAGAAGGCTTACTATCAGATATTAAAAAGCAAGAGGACCCAGAAGAAAAGTCAGGCATAATTGGAACATTCTGTAGAACATACTCGATTCAAGATGCTATTAGTACATTTCTTAGTGACATATATGAGGAAGCAGGCGAAGACCGATATACCTATAAATTAGGTTCTACAACTGGAGGTCTTATCGTTTATAATGATAAATTTGCTTTTTCACATCACGGAACAGACCCAGCAGGTGGAAGGCTGTGCAATGCATTTGATTTGGTCAGAATACATAAATTTGGACATCTTGACTCTGGACCTGATTCAAAGGTTTCTCAGCAAAAGATGGAAGAATTTGCTACGACTTGTACTGAGGTTAAAAAGAAAATAGCTGAGGAGAATTTAGAGCATGCAAGATTAGATTTTGATGGGTTAGATGCTGCTAATGAGGAGAATGCTGACGATGATTCTTATGATGATTCATGGCTTTCACAACTCAAAGCCAATAAGAAAGGTGAGTACGACAGTGATTCTAATAATCTTAATCTTGTTTTGCAGAATGATAAATACCTCAGGGGTGCATTTAGGCTGAATGAGTTTGACAGTAAAACATATATCATGAGGTCTATGCCTTGGCGCAAAGTAGATTCTCCAGAACCTGTGAAAAATGTAGATTACTCAGGCATTCGTAACTATATAGAATGTGTATACAACATGGTATCTGTATCGAAAATCGATGATGCTGTGATGCTTGCTGCTCAAAAGAAATCATTTCATCCAGTAAGAGACTATTTGAAATCTCTTTCATGGGACGGCGTAAACAGAATTGATACACTTCTTATAGATTACTTTGGTGCCGAAGATACTAAATACACGAGAGCCACTATTCGTAAAGCTCTGTGTGCTGCAGTAGCTAGAATATTCAATCCTGGAGTTAAATATGATATGGTTCTTGTGCTTGTTGGAGCTCAGGCTACATATAAATCTACATTTATACGTAAACTTGGCAAGGACTGGTTTAGCGATTCATTCAATACCTTTCAAGGTAAAGAAGCTTATGAGCAGTTACAAGGCGCATGGCTTATTGAAATGGCTGAGTTATCAGGTTTAAAGAAAGCAGAAGTTGAAACTGTAAAACAGTTCATAACTAAAACAGAAGATATGTTTAGACCTGCTTATGGTAGAACTGTAGAAACTTATAAACGTCAATGCGTGTTCTTTGGAACAACCAATGATATGGAGTTTTTGCGTGATTCTACAGGTAATCGCCGATTCAATCCTATTGAAGTTCGTCCTAAATTTGCAACAAAGATAGTTGCTAAAGACTTAACTGATGATATTATAGACCAAATTTGGGCTGAAGCAGTTCAGATGTATCAGAATGGTGAAAAACTATATTTCTCAGAAGAGGAGAATGAACTTGCAAAGAAGAGCCAACAAAGTCACTCTGTAACTGATGACAGAACTGGAATAATCGAAGAATATCTCAACATGAAGTTTCCTTCTAGCTGGAATAAGAAAGATTTATTCGAACGTCAGCAGTGGTTAAATGACCCACTAGCTGAAAAGGGAACAGAGTACAAGGAGTTTGTTTGCTCTTATGAGATATGGTGTGAATGCTTAGGCGAGGAACGTAAGAATTTTAATTCTTATAGCACTCGTGAAATAAACAACATAATGAAAACCCTTCCAGGTTGGGAATATGTTGGTTCTAAGAGAAAATCATTTGGTAAGATTTATGGTAAGCAAAAATACTATAAACGCATAAAACCTGTTCAAGAAGACCCTGTAGCAAAAGCCATGAGAGAACTTGAAGAGCTTTTAGGCGATAAACCTACTGATGGTGAGATTAAAGCAATGTTAGGAGATTTATATTAAAATTATGGATGAAAATGTTAAAAAAGACTTAGCAAGAAAGTTAAAAAGTGCATTTAGTGTTGCCGAAACTCGGGCTAAGCAAGTACAGGAAATAAGAAAAGCAAAAGCTGAAGCAGGTCCTGTAAAAGATGACCCAGATAAGCCAAACTATAAGAAGTACAAATTCAAAAATGACCTCAAAATGAAGACACATCGTATAATAAGAGGCATGAAACTGCACTTTAAAAACGGTGAATGGGTATCATACAATCTTGGCAAAATTGACACAATTGTTGGAAGAGCTGACGGAGCTTTAACTTTTGAGAAATTTAAAAAGCAGATATTTAAGTCTTTCAAAGATAGATTATACACTCCTGATATAGACAAGGATATTGAATGGGACTATATAGAAGAAGAAAAATGTTCTTCAGTAGGAGGTTATGGATTTCATGAAAGAAAGTGAAAAAGTAGTTGAGCGAAAGCTTGTTGAGCTTTGTAAACTGAATGGTGGTATGTGCATAAAACTATTAAGTTTCCATATAAATGGATTGCCTGATAGAATGTGTTTATTTAAGCCTGCGAAAGTTATATTTGTAGAACTTAAAACTACTAATCAAAAACCGCGGCCACTTCAATTGGCGATGCACGACAAGCTTCGCAAACTCGGCTTCAGAGTTGAAGTAATTGATACTGTAGAGCAGGTTGTCAACTTAATAGAAGATATAATGACATGTTAAAAGAAACAGATTTACACGAGTATCAGAAAAAGGCAGTCGAGCATATAATTACTCATAAATACTGTGGCTTATTTCTGGAAATGGGATTAGGCAAAACAGTCTCAACCTTAACAGCAGTAGAGAAGTTAATGTACGATTACCTTGAAGTAAATTCAGTTTTGGTAATTGCTCCTAAGCGAGTAGCTGAAACTGTTTGGGCAGAAGAGGCACAAAATTGGGAGCATTTACAGCATCTTACATTTTCTAAGATTGTTGGAACAGAAAGACAGAGATTAGAAGCTTTTCATAAGAAAGCTGATATTCACATAATTTCTCGTGATAATATAGCATGGCTATGTGGTATATGCGCTTCAAATTTGCCATACGATATGCTTGTGATTGATGAGCTTAGTAGCTTTAAAAATCATCAGTCGCAGAGATTTAAAGCATTAAGATTAGCCAGACCGTGGATAAAGCGAGTAGTTGGTTTAACTGGAACGCCTGCTCCAAACGGTTTAATTGATTTGTGGCCACAGATTTACCTAATGGATAGAGGTGAACGACTCGGTAAAACTATTACTAAGTATAGAAGCACATACTTTACTCCAGGTAGGTCTAACGGTTACGTAGTTTATAATTATAATTTACAAGGAGGTGCAGAACAAGCAATACGAAATAAAATAGGTGATATATGTATAAGTATGCAAGCTCAGGACTATCTTCACATGCCTATGCTTACAAACAACTATGTTAAGCTTAAAATGCCTAAAGACATATTAGATGCGTATCATAAGTTTGAAAAAGATAGTATTATGAAGCTTATAAACTTGGACAATGAAGTTGAAATTACAGCTTTAAATGCTGCTGGTTTGTCTAATAAACTTCTTCAATTTGCAAATGGTGCAATATATGATGAAGATAAAAATGTATATCCAATCCATGATATTAAGCTGGAAGCACTAGAAGAGATAGTAGAAGAAGCATGTGGAAAGCCAGTTCTTGTTGCATGGACTTATCAATTTGACAGAGATAGAATTATGAAGTATCTCAGCAAATATAAACCTAGGGAGCTTAAAACTGCTAAAGATATACAAGACTGGAATGATGGCAAAGTTCAACTTATGCTAGCTCATCCTGCTTCAGCTGGTCACGGACTTAACCTTCAAGCTGGAGGCAATATAATCGTTTGGTTTGGTTTAACCTGGTCACTTGAGTTGTATCAACAGTTTAATGCCAGACTTTACCGTCAAGGCCAAAAACAAGGTGTTATTATTCATCATCTGTATATGGCCCAAACTCACGATGAGGATGTTATATTAGCATTGAAGAATAAAGACAGAGTGCAGATGAGCTTGATGAACAGCATTAAGGCTAAAATAGATAATTACATTAAAAATAATTAAAAATATATTTATGAATAATAAATAAGTTAATAAAATTTAAAATATTTTTTTAATTCAAATATTATTATTAATTTTGCAATATAAAAATAAAGACTATGAATATCTTGGAAAGAGCAGACAAAATTGTCAATCATCGCTCAGAAGAAAAAGAGCGCATGTATGGACCATTCTCAGAAAGTATGGAAAGAGCCGCAGCTATATATAATGCAGCCTCTCCAAAAAATGAGCAGATTTCAGTTGAGGGCATGTATAGAGCTATGATTGCTCTTAAGCTTTCAAGAGAAGCCTATTCGCACAGAGAGGATAATCTCCTTGATGCCGCTGCTTACATAGGTGCTCTTAATAACTACGTTGAGACAAAAACAGATAAAGATATAAATAACTATTAAAATTAAATGTTATGGTAGAAGAAGCTATTCAGCCAGTAAAACGTGGCAGAGGTCGTCCACGTAAAAATCCAGGCGACCCAACTCAGTCTTATGCTCGTAAAAATTCAGCAAATCCATTAGCTGATAATCATGAGTATTTTAAGCACTTGCCTGACAGAAATCTCAGCGTAAGCGAAGAGAATTTGCAAGCATTCTTTGAGACTATGTATGAGCGACAGATGATTTGGAAACGCCGATTCATTGATAAGATTCAGGCTCCATGGACAGATGACCCTATTTTCCAGGAAAATAAATTTCCTAATTTGTATCGTGAGCTTGACCGCAGTTCTTGGTGGCTTATCTCTAACATCATTATGGATGATAACCTGTCACTTAAGAATAAAGTTTGGAAGTGTATCGTTTACAGATTGTTTAATTCTCCAGACTTTTTTGAGTTCTTGGCTTCTATTACAGACTGGAAAGGTGGAATTCCTGACTATGAAAAGTTTAAGGAACAGCAGCCTAAATTCGTAACAATCGCCAAGACACTTCAGAATATGGGAGCTAAGCCATTTACTGATGCTTACATCATTAGTTCATCTTTTGCTGCTAAGACCGGTAAAAATAGAGCTGAGGCTTACGCTGATACTGCGTTATCTGAATTGTGGGGAGCTATCGATATTATCATCGATACAGTTCTTATTGCTGAGTCCACAAGAGATATTATCGATGTTTTGTCAGCTATTCCTGGAGTTCAGAAGTTTATTGCTAATGAACTGGTGCAGGATATGATTTACATTAATCGATTCTCAAAAGAGGATTTTATTCCATTTAACGTAAATGAATTGACAAACATCGGTCCTGGTTCACTTCTTGGCTTGCGCATCTTGTTCCCTAATAGAGTTATTAACTCTCAGCGTGTAGCAGGTATGAAGGAACTTCTCGCTATGGCTGAAGAGAAACTCAATGAAGTTGCTGAAGCTCATGGAGAACCAATGGTGTATGCTAAGTTTAATGCTGAAACTGGAGGTTATGAACCATCTAGCGAATTTAATCTTACAATCAATAATATTGAAGGTTGGTTGTGTGAATATTCCAAGTATTGGAAGTTATCAATTGAAGTAGGCAAAAAGCAGCGTAAGTTTAACCCAGTTTCAGAGGCTGATACATATGATGGTACCAATGGTGCTAAGCCAGAAACAGAAACAGAAAAAGAAGCAGAAGATTTAATGTAACTATGGCAAAGAATTATAATACAACAGATTTATCTCCAGACCAAGCTATGGAGCGCCACATTTATCACAGAGACCAGTTTGCCCATTATTTGAGATGGACACACATCTTGAAAGACGCTAAAATTGGTGACGATGTAGTAGATTTTGGATGTGGCCAAGCTAATTTGCTTGAAGTGTTTTATAGAAATAAGTTTAAGTGTAACAGCTATGTTGGCATCGATATTCGACACAAAACTATTGCAGATGATGCAGCTAAGTTTGCATCAGTTCCTTGGGCTAGCTTCTATGAGGCTGACCTTGTTAAAAATTATCTTGATTACAGCCAGTTTAATGGCAATAAGGTGTGTGCTTTCGAGGTTCTTGAACATGTCGGTAAACAGAATGCCGACGTTTTCCTGGAGAACTTTAAAGCATGTGGACGGGATGATGCAACTTATTATCTTTCTACTCCAAATTACGATCCTCGTGTTGGTGCTGCAGGTAATCATACTTACGATTCTGGGGACGGAAGAGGTGTAGATGTTCAAGAGTTTGACCATTATGAGCTTGAGGCCATTCTTAAAAAGCACTTTGATATTGTAGATAAGTTTGGAACATTCGCTTCACAGAAAGATTATAAGCCTCTTATGAATGACTGGCAGAAACAAATGTTTAAAGAATTGAGCCGTTATTACGATTCAAATCTTATGGCAAATATCATGGCTCCAATGTTCCCAGATGCTGCTCGTAATACTCTGTGGATTTTGAAGCGTAAACCTGGCGATATTAAAGTTCAAAAGAATTCAAAGCCAGCTTCTATAGACCCAAATCCTGGTAATATAGACGATCTACTCTAAAAGAATAACAGTAGTTAAAGCTTGTTAACTTTAACTACTGTTAACATAAAAAATTTCATTATATGAAAAATTTTATGTAATTTTGCACATATAAATAATTTAGTTATTCACATATTAAAATTTTACAATTATGAATTCAGTAATGCAGATTGCAAAAGTAAGAAAGGTTAAAACTCCAGAGCGTGGTACATCTAAGTCAGCTGGTATTGATTTCTTCGTGCCAGAGGATTTTTCAGGCCAGATGCTTCAGCCACACGAGGATGTGCTTATCCCATCTGGTATTTCAGCTCTTATTCCAGACGGATATATGCTTATGGCTGCTAACAAGTCTGGCGTTTGTCCATCGAGAGAGGCTAAAATCGATTGCGAGACAGAGATGAAGATTACGGGTCAAGATACAACTATTTCAAGTTGTGTTATTATTGGTGCATCTATCGTCGATGAGGACTATCCTGGTGAGATTCACATTCATCTCATTAATGTAGGCAAAGAGCCAGTATGGATTGAGAGAGGCCAGAAGATTGCTCAATTTATTTTGGTTCCTGTATCTTACGCAGACATTTGCGAAGCTTCTCCTGAGGTTGTCAAAGCAGCAGTTCTTGCTAAGAAGAGTGAACGAAAAGGAGGTTTTAACTCTACTTCAGAAGAGCAATAAATTGTCCCCAGTAACATCCTCAATAGTCCCAGAGTTAACGAAATATATTTATAATATAAATTATTATATTATATGTTTCAATTGCTCTGGGATAAAAAGAGAAGTTCTATCTATTAAAAATATCAGATTATGAAGAAAGTACCGGAAGTAGTAAAAGAACCTATATTCTTAAAATTCGTAGAGCACTATGCTAAAAAATTCAAAGAGAGTAACGGCTTTGGCATGTGGCTACACGAATACAAGGACATGGAAAAGAAAGGCTTATTCGCTCCAAAAATTCTGAGAACTTTCTATATTCAGATATGTACTGATAAGTTTAATTTAGGCTTTATTAGAGACGATGCAATTTGGTATATATGTTCACAGGCCGTTGACGCAGCTAACACATATATAGATGAAAGAGTTAATTCTATGTATAGGATTGTTCTTATAACTGGAGAACAAGCAGAAGATGAAGATGGAGACCCATACACAGAATTAACTTATGAAGAAGCTAAAGAAATATGCCAAGCATTAAACGAGGAAGCTGAAGAAGAACTTTTTAAAATGCAAAAGATATGAGCAAAGCTATAGATTTACGAAGATATACAAAACTAGTGCCAACTCCGGCAGCAGAAATTACCAAAGAGCAATTTTTTGCATACGAAAGAACTAGAATGGGAGGCAAAGTGAATATGCTTGATTTGGATGCAGTTTGTCCACTAACAGGCTTAAAGCCTGAAGACATTAAAGCTATTCAACAAAACTTTCAAGTGTTAAATCAAAAGTTTAATAAATAATGGAAAAGTCGTTAGAAATTTCTTATCCATATATTACTCAATCTGATAATAATTGGGTATATGAAAATGCTAATCAAGCACTTAACTGTTTAGCGTTACGCATAGCTGGATGTGGTGAAGTGCCTGGTAATAATACTATTAGATTGCAAAATGTTGGTTTCTACATTGCATATCCGGAAGAAAACCATATTACTGAAGACTGGCGTAAATGGAATGCTAAATATGCAGAAAGAGAATGGAATTGGTATTTATCTCATTCAAGAGATGTATCAGAGCTTCAAAAGCATGCTCCAGTTTGGAAACGCATGCACGGAGGTGATTGCCAAGTCAATTCTAATTATGGTTGGCTGTGGAACCGTAATAAGCAACTGCAGAAAGTAATCGAGAAACTTGAAAACAATCCAGATACTCGTCAAGCGTGGCTCACGCTATATGATGGCAAGGAAATTGACGATTATGATTATGACACTCCATGTACACTGAATATTGGTTTTAAGATACATGAACATCCAAATCAGAAATTTCTTGACATGACAGTTCTTATGAGAAGCAATGATTTGATATTCGGTTTTTGCAATGACCAGTATTGTTTTTCTCAGTTGCAGAAATATGTTGCTTCTAGAATTGGTGCTACAGTTGGAGACTATTATCATTTCGCTCAAGACTTACATATATACTTGCCAAGTACTAATGTATATCCAAAGCATATTAATGACTATTTAAAGAATGTTTTGAAATTATGAAAATACCAATTAAGTTTAAAGGCTGGATGCTGTTTTTAGTATGGTTTGTTATTGGAGTTATTTATTTTCCAATATACTTAACTGCATGGATTCTACATGTGGTTGCCAGATTATTACTTGCTATAGCATATTTATTTATGCTCCAGCCTCACGTAGCAAGAAACGTTTTTAGTTCAGTATTTGTAACTAATTTAAAAATTATGTAGTATGGACAGTAAAGATTTAAATGCACTTATTGACCAAGCTCTATGTGATATACATAACACAGAGGCTCCTTCATCTGAAGAAGCCTCTATGATGGAATATTCAGAAGAAGATTTTGCTAAAATGTTAGCAGATATTCAGTCTGAAGATGAAGATTTGGCAAAAGCTGAAATAGATGCAGCCGCAAATCCAGATGACGAAGAGAATTCTGATTTTTCTATTGCATCTATGGATGGCGATAAGTTTTACAATAAATCAACTTTAAAATATGAAGATGGCAAAGTTAAGCGCGAAGTATCTGATGGTGTTATCTTTTCTATAGGTGGTGAAAACTGTGTGGAATTCGCAGACAGTCCTAAACACGACAAGGAATTGGTCCCAGAACTCAATGATGTTGAGCGCAGATTAGTGATTAGCCGTCGCATTAAAGATGGTATGGCAAAGCGCCAGGCTAAAAAAGAACTTGAAAAAGTTGAAATTAATAGAATGGCGTTCGACCAGAAACTTCTCCCTTTATCAGAAGAGTTAACAAGATGGGATAAAACAGCTCTTGTAGAAGAACTTACCAGCAATTTGCGTCAGCTCATTAAGCGCTATGACAAGTACATCAATGCTAGAATTGCTAGACTTTTATCTCCAGCTATTCCAAGGGCTATTAAATTAGCAAAGCTTAAATGGCCGTGGGTATTTGTCGCAAATCCTGGATTTCTATATAAGACACATCCAGAAGTAGGTGAGGTTCTTACATATTGGGTTACACCAAATGTACCATATTACTTCAAGCAAGGAACCGAGCAACAGATTCTCGAAGAGCGTGATTCTGAGCTCAGTACATATTTTTTGGAATGTGTGGATAGAGCTATTCATAGATGGTATGAGGCTAGACGCCGATTGGCTGATAGAGAAGTAATTTATGCTTCTAGGCTTGTTGGTGTTAACAATATCAGAACTTATGGCGACTTGTTAAGATACAATCCATTTTGGTTCAAGAAACTTTATGACCGAGTTAAAAAAGACAATCCTTATGGAAAAGCAAAAGCACAGTCTTAAAATCGGCAATAAAGTTATCAAGAACTTAACGCTTGATGACATTATTGATATAAAGTTATATTTAATTAGACACAAATTAGAACGTAAAGAAATATCATGACAACAACAGAACATGACAGAGCTAGAATGCGAGCTTATTATAGGGCTAATAAAGAAAAAATATTAGCCTATAATAGAGCTTACAGAAAGGCTCATCCAGAAAAATGGGCCTACAAAGCTCCAACTTCTATAGAAGAAAAACTGAAACGCTCTGAGTATAATAGAAGATATTATGCTAAAAACAGAGAAAGAATATTAGTATATCAAAGAGCTTGGATTGCAGCTAGGCCTGGATATTATAAGCTTCATAAACATAAAACAACATGACAGCAGGAATTATTATATTTGCAGCAGTGTTTGGTATATTTATATCGTGGTGCTTAATAGTAGGTGGAGGACGAAGAGATGAAGACTGAAATAATTCAGCTTACGGGTGATTCTTTCTATTATCTGAGAGATGGCGAAGAGCCTATTGACCCAGATAATCTTGAAGAAGCAGAAGAGTTTAAAACTCTGTTTGGTAATTTCAGATTTATATCTGAACCAGAACCTATTGTAGGTACCGATATGGTAGAAGTTAAAATATCAGTAGCAGAACGAAAGAAAATAGCAGGTCAATTCATATTTGAGTTTATTATTCTTCCAGATAAAAAGGCACATGTGAGAGTCTTTGATTTAAAAGTCAATTACGAGGAAAGAAATCAAATTCAAGACTTAGAACCAATGGGTGACGCATATTGGGTTGAATATAGATACCATAGTACTTCTCGTTGTAGAGATTTACTTCCAGTTTGCAAGATACACGAATATGAAAAATGGTTTGGCAAAAGTTAATTTTCTATCTGGTGTTCTCTCGGTGCCATTTCAGAGAAAATACCAGATAGGATTTTTTGTAAATTTTTGTAGATTTGCACACTGGTTCTGGAAATCGGTGAGATTTTAATCACTATAAACCTATAGCATACTGGCTCTAGGAACTGGCTTTTAACTAATATTGCTGTGGTGCCGAGACTTATATAATGCACTAAGCTGTTACTGCGCTGCATTATTACCCTATACGCGGGCGCCCGCGCGTACATATTATATATTATATATAGTAAGTGTTAACGGTAGTTAAAGATAAAGCCGTTAACTCTTCTTAACATAAAAAATTTTTTTATTTGAAAAATTATTAGTACTTTTGCACTCAGATAAAACATAATAAGTTTAACAATTAAAATTACAGTAAAATTATGAATACAGAAATTATTTTGAAAGTCGACAAGCTCGAGAATTTAGTAGCATGGATTGCTCGCAATTTTGTATGTGGAAATATTCCAACAAACGTAAGAGCTCTTTATATGTTTGCCAACAAGCCAGGTACTTCAATGGAGGAAGATGGCGTTGATAGATGCAGCAAGTTTGATGACGAAGACGAAGCTGAAAAATATTTTGAGGCTTTGAGCCAATCCAAGTTCATTATCGAATCTGAACTGGTTGACCAAGATGTTATTAGAGACGATACTACAGCTGAAGTTATTCACGTTGCAGAAACTTGGAAAATTACAGTTACTCCTAGCATGAATAATACCGAAGATGCTTTCGTAGCTTATTGCCCAAGACCATACAACCCAGAGTAATAACACAAGTGTTTAACAATTAAAATATTAAGATTATGAGAAAGCCAAAGTTCGTTCCGGTTGATTGGAACCTGAAGAAAATCGCGACTTATTTGCAAATGAGTTTAGTAATTGCTAGTAGCACTCAGTTCTCGCCAAGAGTATTTAAATACTGGGAGAGATACTGTAAGGCAGAATGGGATGCACGCTACACAGTTCAGTGTCTCGCAGCTAGTAACACAACAGCTATTATTAAATATGCTGGTTCAGAGATATATGTTACCATTGATTTAATCTTAGACGGTGGCAAGGTAAGAACATCAACTAAAGCAGAGTTATCGTAATATGGGAAGAGGTTGGAAACTATTTGAAGCTCTTAAGGACGTTGTAAGTCCTGAGGATATTCTCGAGGAAATGGCTAGAAATATGAGCGACCAAGAGTTGCTTGACGCTGTTAAGGAAATAGCAAAGAACTTTGATGTAGAACTGTAAGCATAAAATTTCAGTGATTAAATAGCAAAAAGAGGTGTTAATGATTTTTAACACATTCATTAACACTTCTTAACATAAAAAGTTTTCATATTTCAAAAATTATGAGTACTTTTGCAAATGTAATTAGAACATATAAGTTTAACAATTAAATACACAAAATTATGGCAACAATGAAATTCGCCCAGATGGCAACAAAGAAGTTACAGAAGTTAGTTAACGACCCAGCAACCTCTGATGAGGACAAGGTAGCAATTCAGGCTATTCTTGATAAGCGTCAGGCAGCTGCTCAGGCTCCAGCTGATGATGGAGCAGCGCTTTCTCCAGAGGAGCAAGCAGCTATCGATGCAGCTGAGAAGGAATCTGCTAAGCAGAATTCTGAGGCTGGTGAAAACAAGGAAGCAAAGCCTAAGGCTAAGCGTGAGGCAAAGCCAAAGCAGAGCATGGAGGAGCTTGATGCTGAGGTCGCAAAGGCAAATGAGGAAGCTCTCGGCCATCGTTGTGAGACACTCATGCCTGGTACCGCTATTAAGGTTGGTGGTTACGTCAAGGGAGTTCTTAAGGAGAAGCGAGCTATGCGCTGCTACCTTCTCATCCAGTCTGATGTTACAGATGAGAACCCTACAGGTCGTCAGTTCTACAAGGTGTTCAAGGAGGTTACAATCTTGCCGGAGACTGTAGAGCTTCATAAGGCTAAGAAGACAGGCGCTCGTCGTAAGGCTCAGGTTAACATTGAGGATTGGATGGTACAGGCTGATGAGATTGTAGAGGCTGCTGGTTCTTATGTAGGTCGCCAGATTGACCTCGGCGATGATACTAAGACAGATTCTCGAATTGAGACCATCATCAAGGACAAGCGCTCTTGCACAGTGTTCTTCCGCATCGGTTTCAAGGATGAGAATGGCGCTCACAAGTTCACTCACAAGGCAATCCATTCAACTAAGGATGAGGCTGAAGGTGGTAAGGTAGTTATCACAGAGCCAGAGGGCTTGCTCACATTGGATGATGCTGATGAGACTTACAAGGAGTTCCAGACAAAGTGGCAGACACGCGCTGAGCGTCAGCCAAGAACTGCTCTCACTCCTGAAGAGAAGGTTATCCGTGCAGAAGAGGCTCTTAACAAGGCAAAGAAAGCCTTGGAGAAAGCTAAGGAAGCACTTCAGAACAAGCAGCTCGAGTATGACAACGCTAAGGCTGCTCTTGATGCTAAGCATGATGAGCAGGAAGCCAATGCAGAAGCTGAGGCTAAAGAGGCAGTAGACGCTGCAGCTGCTGAAGCAGAGTCAGGTGACCTTATGTAAAACAATTAGTTGATTGTTTTCTTCTCATAAATGTTTTTAAGTATATTGTTTGAAATTGAACTCCTAGGAAGCGACTAAGGGACTGTGGTCCTAGGAGTTTTTAAATGCCAAGTAAAACAAATATCTGCTGTTCTGTTTAAAGGATTTATGCAGGGTTCGATTCCCTGCCTTGGCGCTATTGGTTCTAACTACGGTGAGAACCCATAATTTTAATAGAATTTTAATTGTTTTTAGGTGGATAGGTAATCGTTGTGAAACGGTTACCTATTATTTTTTACAGTAGCATATAGAAACGGCTCGCTGGTGGCAAATTTTAAAATTTTCAGTCGATTCTATATAAATAATATATTAAATTATATAGAATATTTGACCCACATCGCGTTATTTTTATTAATTAATATAATTATATAGTTTAATATAAAATAATGAATTCTAGGTACCAAGAAATGGTTTTAGCTAGAAAGCTGACATCTGGATATAGAAACCTGCAAGTTAGGCCTACAAACTTTAACATTTCATTTAACTACTGTTAACATAAAAAATTTTTTTATTTGAAAAATTATTAGTACTTTTGCACTCAGATAAAACATAATAAGTTTAACAATTAAAATTGCAAAATTATGAAAGCAACTGATTTGATTAAGAGCTTGTCTCTTTCTAGTATTACGTCTGAGGATTTTAAGGTTGTTACCTTATATAAGGGCCAGCACCCAGATGTATTTTTGGTAGATAACTTTGGCGATGGAGATACACGTTCAAGTAGCATTGAGCCATTAACAATTCTTGAATCTCAGGATTTTTTGGCTATTTATAATAATGTGCCTCTTGCAACACCTGATGGCAAGTCTATATTTTTTGCCGATTCTACTTATGAGCTTGTCGATGGCAATATTGTTTCACTTTATAGCTTTAATTAATTATGAGTACAGTAAAAGTAAAAGCTCTTGTTAATAACACGAAAAGAGAGCGTCCGGATTTAGTAGCAAGTTTCAGTGAGCATGCACTCACTGAAATTGCCAAAAATGAAATCATTGAAGACTCTAGTTTTGCCAATGATATTAATTCTCTTACCGTTAAATGTATTGCTTCAATGGAAAACCAACTCAAGACCACACACAAGGAGCAAAAGGAATTATTACAGAATTGCCTTGAGTGTGATTGCGAATATTCTCTCGAGGTAATAGCCAAAATGACTCCTCGCCAGAAAATCAACAATTATCTGATTTGGAGCGGTATTGAAGGTTTTACAGACGATATTCTGGACGCCGTTTCCGCAGCTTACGGTATTATTCTAGAACCAGATTTAAATAGATAAGATATGGCAATAGTAGGTAAAGCGTTTAGAAAGTGTTTGCCAGAGGATAAAAATTCTTGTGTAAACTGTGATAACTATCTTACCTGTCCATTGGCAGTTGACGGTTCTAAAGGTAGTATCGCTGCATTCATCCAGCACGATAATGAAGTTATGAACCTTGCAGCTGAAATGCGGGAAATCACCCAGCAGAAACCAATTCTGTGTCTTGAAAGTCACACGCGTCTATTTCGTAGTGCTCTTGACTCCATAATGGAGGCTTACTCGAAGGGCGAATACAGTTATGAAGATTTGCGGAAAGAATACTGTCCGGATGTTACCGAGGTTTACACGGATTGGATGCGGTATAAATTCAGATGTTCTAACGAGTATGAAGCCTATATGCTTCTGGTTGGAGATGTGGAAGGAAACAACGTTTGTAACGCAATCGATGCGGCATGGACCTGGTTCCATACAGGCTTCGTGAATAATTTCATCAGTAAAGACCCAGAAACTAATTTACTTCACTTAAACTGGTAATAATATGGTTTGTTTTATTTTAATATCAGTAGGTCTGGTGATTTTCACCGGACTTACTCCAGAGGAATGGAAACGGTGGTGGCACAAGAATTATACTTGGGACGACACAGAACTGTAATTTGGTAATTTAATATCTCAATTCCTATCTGGTGTTCTCTCGGACCCATTTCCGCAGAATCACTGGGTAGGAATTTTAGTGAATCTTTGTAGATTTACAGTACTGCGCCAGAATCGGACGGAAACAATTCAAGTTTAGTTACGGTTTTATGGTGGCATAGGAGCTTAACTGTTACAGTGCTGGGATTTAGGGTAGGTGATAAACTGAAAAACGGTACGGGTTAAAAGCCGTAGAAATCCAGTGTTCTCTCGGAGCCATTTCCGGGAAAATCACAGCCGGGAATTTGCATGAAACCTTGTAGAATTGCGGCTTTATACCTGATAAAAAATTTTTATAAATCCGGGATAGTTTATATTATTATATATTTTTAGACTAAATAAAGTCAAAAAATTTTTTTATTTAAAATATTTGACCCGGGGCTCATATTTGGCCCATATGGACTTTAAATTATAAAATAATATATTTATATATAAAATAAAAAATAAGCCCATATGGGCCAAATAAATGGCCTTAAAATCGATTTTTTAATATAATATATAAACTAGATTTTTATATATTATTTATAAAAATTTTTTACTTTATCGCTATATATTTTTAGACTAAATAAAGTCAAAAAATTTTTTTATTTAAAATATTTTTATATATGCGTACAT